TAAATTACCGCCCACTAATACTGGGCGGTAGTAACATTCCTCCTTAGCTCAGTCGGTAGAGCATGCGGCTGTTAACCGCAGGGTCGTTGGTTCGAGTCCAACAGGGGGAGCCAGCGCAGAAGCCTTGAACCTCAACGGGTTCAGGGCTTTTTCATTTTTTAAAACATCTCGAAATCTCCGTGTGTCTAACATTTTGTCTAACACGCCCGAGCTAAAGTTTCGCGAATAATTTCAGAGGTCATCTTTTTCCTCGACAAATCAAGGTGTCCATATATATTACAAGTCATCTTTATATCGGCGTGACCCATCCAATCTTGGACGTCCTTGAGCGAACAACCTTTGGCGAGAAGAAGGCTCGCACAACTATGTCTTAGATCGTGGAATCTTATATGCGGGAGATTATATTTTCTCAATAGGTCTCCGAATTTGTGCGATATATATGACGGGTCATACATTGCGCCATTCGCCCATTTGAAGATATAATCATTCTCCACATAGGTGTCTCCAAAGAACTCTCTGTTCTTCTGTTCCTCTTCTTTGAGCTGAAGCAGTAGCTCTCTAATTTCAGGAAACAGCGGAAACGACCGATAACTTGATTTGTTTTTGGTTTTGTCTTTCTCGACAACCTTGGTTGACATAGAGACCGTGTGGCGTATAAGGATAGTATTTGTGTCAAAATCAATGCTTTGCCACTGTAGACCCAAAACCTCACTGCGCCGCAGTCCATACATGACTGTAGTTTTGATGAGCGGATGCAAAGGTTCGTCCTTTATGGTCTCAAGCAGAGTGTTAATTTCACTGGCGTTATACCACTCATACTCCCGTCTCTCAAGTTTTGGAAGACGCACGAGTTCACAGGGATTAGACCTTATGAGCTTATGCCGCATAGCCTCCTTAAAGGCAAGCTGAAGAACATTCTTGTGCAGACGAAGGGTTTTAGGTGATAGACCGCCATTCCCATCTTTTCTGCCGTGGGTCGCCTTATAGTCAAAATATTGCTGTATATTGTCAAGGTTGGCATCCACTAATCTTATTTTGTGTTCCTCAAAATACGGTCGAACATGAGAATCGACTATAACCTTATAACCGTCCCACGTTACAGTGTCTATGAAGGGTTTCGTCTCCGTGAGCCACTGGTCTAAGTAGTCCGAGATAAGTATATTGGGTTCATAAATCAGCTGAGCACTTTCATACTCGCTAATTATTGACCGCATAGCCGCCTCAGCTTTACGCAGATTATTCTTTACTTCATAACCTGTGTAAACCCACTTCTGCTTACGCTTTCCGGTGTTGTCTACGAAATTCAGAACGGCATAATATTTGCCGCGTTTTGCTTGCAAGCTTCCTGTCAATTAAATAATCTCCTTTCTGTAGTCCGCTTGCTGTTGTACGGTCATTTTAGCACAACAGCGCAAAATGTCAACTACCGGCAGAAAGAAAATTTTCAATACTCTTTTTAGTGATTAAGTAGCTTGTACCTATACGAACAGAGGGAATAGTGCCGTTATGTACAAGGTCATACGCAGCCTTTCTCCCTATTCGCAACATTGTCTGCATCTCTTTAACAGTTACCACATCAGGATAATTGTCAAACAATCAAATCATTCCATTCCTATATTTTTTATCAGTGCCCTGCGGGAACTGTCTACTCCTCATCAGTGGAGCGACTTTCTACCCGCAGGGTCTTTTAGTTCCCGCCGCGAGTTCACGGCTTCGTAAACCCTACGACTCGTCTACCGCTTATGGTGCGGCGCATCCTCGTAGAATGTAATCAATAACTGCATAACCGCCATTATTGCAGTTTGCAAAAATATGTAAATTTTCCATTTAAACTCCTGCACCCATAGTTAATGGCGAGATGGACAGTCTATCTCGCCATTTTTAAGTCCCTACTTACGGCAAGAGATTTCCGCTTTTTTTAAGTCCCAACTTACGGTATGGGATAACCGCTTTTTTAAGTCCTGCTTTTACGGCGCAGGATCTCCGCTTAGACGTGGGTGACAGAAGTATCGTTATATCACGCCGAGGCTCGCGAGCAGCTGGATAATTGCCACAATAGCAATACCACCAGTGAGAGCAAAGACGTTTAAAAAGTTGTAGATCAATGCAATCCGCATAATATCTCTCCTTTACAGGTCGGCGTAGTCGGGCTCAGTGCTCGGGAAGAACGCTACACCCGGCACGAACTTAATAACATCCGACGGCTCCGGCACACACATCTCTCCCGTTGCCGGGTGTCGGTAAGGCTTCGGCTTACGCCTGACCTTCTGAAATGTACCAAAACCATATATTGACAGCTTATCTCCGTCATTAACGACCTTGGAGATAGCGTTGCACACTGCATTAATGCAGAACTCTGAATCACCGAGGGTGAGAGAGTTATCTTTCGCCACAAGTCTTATAAGTTCCTTGCGATTCAAATTATCTTCCTTTCTTTCCTCAAAAGGCGACAAGCTTCGTCGCCGACTCAATGTTATAACCATCTTTATCGAGACACACATAAATACAGCCCTGCTGCTGAGAGTTAACCAACGCGCCGTCACCATATCTCATTTTCTGTGTCTCACACGCCGCACCCTGCTCATACATAGTGGTGTTTCCGATTTTATACGAACCGAGCCTGTGCGTATGCGCCATTACAAGGCAGTTGAAATCATACCCTTCATTGCGGAACCACAGCACAGCTTTCTCCGCCGTCTTCATAGGTGAACTGCTAAAAGCCTTCGGGTGAACAAACATTACATGACCTATCTGCGAAAACCACTCGCCAGTATAAACGACTTCGATATCATCGAATGTCTCACGAAGCGGCTCAAACCACGTCTTAATATGATTGCGACGGTCGTAATGATAGAAGCCATCAACGAAGATATAGTCCAATGCCGTCTCAGGCATAAGCTCCTGAAGATCTGAATCGAGGTGGTTGGCGAGATATGCTCCGAGGCGAAGCTCATGGTTGCCGTAGTTTGCGATGACCTTCTTCGGTTTTATGTAGTCAATAAGGTCTATAATGTACTGCCGACCCTCAACCAGTTCCTCGATACACGGTATGCGATACGACTTCGAGAATTTGGATATCGACTGACAATCAAATATATCTCCGTTGAGCTGTAGGATGTCTACACGCCCGACATACTTTGAAAATGTCTCTATAGGCTTTGCGAACGGGAAGTGCAGGTCTGATATAGACAGAACCCTCGTCGCCACGCCGCGCTCAGCTATCTCACGTTCATAGTTGCGACCGCGATTGAAAGCGGCAAATTCTTTTCGATAAGCACTCTCGCCGAGCGTCTGACCGCTTTCTGTATTGAGCAACTCGGCTATCTGGTCGCAAGTAAGACCATAAATTTTCTTGTTGTCGAAGAGCCGAACGAAGTAGTCAACATAGGACTCTCCGCTCTGCTTCTTAGCGAAGTCTTCCATCAGCGGCTCACCTCCACGGTTCGTGGCGAAGCTTCTTTAGGTAGCGCATCACCTTAAAGCCCTCGGTGCAGTAGTATGTTTTCTTTCGACTGGGAGCGTAGCGGTTCGTTAACGTTATATGCGTTCCCGGAAACTTCTTTCTAATCTTAAAAGCTTCCTCCTGCGAGATTTTAACTATATAAACCATTCCTTTTTATTAATTTGGAGCGAGTTTTCTTACCCCTCTCCTATTGTAACCGCACGGGACACCCCTAAAATTTGTCGCATAATACGGCTATTTTAGGGGGTCGTTTATCCCGTTTGGGTCGGATTTTAGACTATTTTTTGTAAATTTTTGCGTGATTTGTTGTCAATTTACGCGAAATATTTATATCGAGTGTATCTCTTTCCATATAGCTCAACATCACCCTCGTCGTCTTCTGCGAGCAGTCCGATAGGTTCTGCACCCGCTTCGAGAACCTCATAGAACGAGGTGTTGGGGTAGCCAAAGAGTATGTTAAATATCTTACGCTGAATCTGAGAATAACGAGGTTCTTCTATCTGGCGCAGAAGGTAGACCATATCGCTCTTGGTGAACGACATATTGCCCACATACTCTACGCACTCCTGCCTGATATCGCAACATTGCATCTGTTTGACGGAAGATTCTATGTCCGAAGCATATACACTCTTTATCTCATTTGTCATGTCTGTTACGGCATTGATGACGCGGGTGACTTTCTCGTACTGTCTGCGATGAACATCTATGCCGTTACCCAAAAGAGCGGAGAAGGGAAGATACTCCTGCTTCTTTCCTATCTCTTCTCTCTGAGCCCTGTACGAATTAATACAAGTCTGCACATGATCCATGGTCGTCAAATGCTTCTTGTAATTCTTTCGCTTGCGGTCATAGTAACCTTTGCCGATATCCTTCGCCTTGAAGAAGTTAGGTTTAATGGCTCTTCCGTCGTCGCCCTCAATCTTATATTTATCACGCAGTCGGCGAAGCTCCTTAGCATTATTGATATTGAACTCTTTCTTTGCTTTGTCGATTTCAATGCCGCTCATAATATTCAAGATACATACATCTTTATATATTTCCTCAATATCACTATAACTGCCACCACGATTAAGGACATCCCATATGCGGGTATTGAGCTCCTGACTGAGGTTGATGATATCGCCTATAAGATTGTTGCTCGTTTTAACATCAAGGTCAACCTGCTCGTCGTGAGTATATCTGCGTTTTTTCTTAACGGACGAGACATCCGGAACTGCTATCAAAAACTTACCTTCGTTCTTAAGCGCGGCGTTAATAAGGTGAAGATTATCCGTAACAAGCGAGGTATCTGAATCAAACCTTTGCACCCTCGGTTTCCCGATATTTATTAGGGGAGTAGACTATCTCTTGACGTCGCTACAACGTCCACGGCACTTCCAAAATGCGGATTTTCACCGCATAAGTACAGAGTTCATAGGCGTATCAATAGACTTAGCCCGTATCTCTTAGTCGTTACACCTTCAGTGATATTTCTACCACTGCTTGGCACGGTATTGTCTTGTGGAGAAGATTTTTATATTAAGCCACTTTAAATGTATACCCCAAATAAGGGATGTTGGTTTTTATTGATTTACTTATTTTATCCGCCACATAATCGCGGGGCTTATTTGTGATTTTCGAGAAATAATCTTGTCCGACCGAATCTATGATATAATCTGCACAACCCCTCAGATATCCAAACTCGCCCATCTTTGTCCCCGTAGTATCAAACACCTGCACAGGAACAGCTTTCCCGTTTTGTCCTCCGGGTCTACCAAGTTTTTCTTTTGCAAGTTCTGGGTCATTTCTATATATATCAGACAAAATATGATTGCCATAATTGGGGTTGTTTTTGCCGGTTAAGTCTCTTGTACATATATGATTTCCAGCTTCTATGGCGTACCGAACATTTTGTTCGTGGGTGCACCACTCAAGATTCGACACATTGTTATTTGTTCTATCACAATCAATGTGATTTACCTCGGGATAATTATTAGGGTTGGGAATAAAAGCTTGTGCGACAAGCCTATGTACACGCACGGTTTTATATGTGTTTCCTCTACATAACTTTAAGGACATATACCCATCCGTATTAGGTGTTGGTGTAATTTCTTTCGCCTCAAATACTTTTACTCGACCATCTATATAATTGACTGTGCGAGTCTTCCCCCTCACTCTTCCCGTGTTGCTTACTTCATAATAATCTTCATAACCCTCAATGGGTTTCCAAACTTCTTTCAATAAATCTCCTTATTTTTATTCTCCATTTAGATGTTTACCGTTAGCAGTCGGTGGCTTATTCCGACCACACCCCAGATTTCTGGGTTCACCGTGTTTTTTCACCACGCGTTGCCGCGTGGGGCGACCCTTATCGATCGCAACCAGATAATTCGTTTAAGACATTTTCACCAATGCTGTTTATACAGACTATCTCGTTCGTCAGATTAAAGTAGCGGTCGATCTCGCTACACTCCACATTCGTCGGAACCCACACATTGCTCATTGAGATATGAGGGCTGCGCGAACCTACAAGCCTCTGCCCGTACCCGAACCTCTTCGTATGTATGTTGCCAACACCCAGCACCGACACGCCGTCGAACTTGCCGATGCTCGCCTGTAACATCTCAACTGGATTGCCAAACAAGGTTTCGTAATTGCCCTCGACAAGCACATGACCGAGCCTAAGATTTTTTGTAAAAGACTTAAGAATATCTATCTTGAAGTCATGATAAAGCTTCGTCTGCGCAAATCTGTCATTGAGACCGAGAAGCTTATATACAACATCATTCTTCGACTCAGCAGGGGAGATGTCGAATTCGTCTTCTATCGGATATTTGATATGGTAGCGCAGAACTGCGGGGTCTGTTCTAATAGCTGTCATATAGTCAAATGTCTCCTTGAGGAACGCCGCCGTCTCAGCCTTGTCCATCTGCAAGCTGTTGAGAAGCTGATAGTGCGTCTGCACCATGCGTCCATCAAAGAAGTGAGTTGGCTTATCATACTTAACAACGCCAAAAGTATTGTCGATGTGCTTCATCCAATCGTTTATCGTCCCGAACTTCAGATACTTGATGCTGCTCGGCGTGGTTACTATCTTTATATCTTCCACACGCTTCGCTTTAGTGTAGCCCTTTAGCTGGCTTACCTCTGTTATGCCGTGGTCGGCAAACCACTGCTGCAAGTTTGTATTGAAGCAACAGCATTTAAAGAAGAGGTTGCGGAGTAGTATCATGCCCTTATCGCTGTATTTGCCCATAGCTGATATATCTATAAGCCCCTGTCCGTCCCAGATAGAGTTGGTTATCTGCTCGTCTTTTTCTTCGGCGATTAGGTGGTCGCCATCTTCGCTGACGGACATAACCCTATCGAAGAATTTGCTCTCGTAGTCGTCTATCACGAGAATGTTCTCGGGGTTTATTTCCAGTATATCGATAATAGAGCTTGACGGCAGAGAGATATATGACTCAAGCGCAGCAAGGTCTACCTCTTCACCCTCGGCGACTTTCAGTCCACACATCTCCCACTTGTGCATACGAGCATACAGCTTCTCGTCAATAAAGAGACACTTGCCAACGCGAGAACTGCCGCTTGACCTCTTCCACCTGACATACCTTACTCCATTACACACAAAGCCGTCATTATACAGTGTCCTGCGCAGCTCCGCTGTGCTCTTCAGCGTCTTAGGTGTTTTGATAAGCGTGTATACGCCACCTTCAAAACCGAAGTATTTACCGAGCACCTCGTCAGATACCGGATATTCCACAGGCTGTCCAAGTATTATTCCCACCAGCTCGCCGTCTTTTATAGCCACGCAGTCATTGAAGTTAAGGTCTGAGTCTTTATATCCAAAGCGAATATACCTATTTCTGCCGGCTTTATTAAACTCCGCCACCGAGTATTTAAAGGTTACATTTATTACACGCGAGGTATACTCTTTCTTTCTTCCGTAAAAGCTGAAGTTAGTGCGGCGGTACACTTTCTCATAAACCTCGCGCAGTTTTATCTGATCTAAACTGTAATCGAGTGTGTTGGCGTATCGTCTATAATTGACCTTGCCGTCTTTATCCACCAACGAATAACCTGTGTCGGGGTACAGCTCATTTGTTATGTATATATCCTTAGCATCGATACCCGGTATATATATTGTATTACCTATAGTTAATTCTCCTCATCCATATCCGTATTTATGGCTTGATTTCCATAGTCTATGTAATCGACTTCACCCCAGCTACCGTGGCAGGGGTAGTCGTTGTCGTCGTTGCCGCAGCGGTTAATCCATGGGCAACCCTCACAAAACCCTCTATTCAACTTCTTTCTCTAATCCTTTCTGTAAAATGCCGTTCACACCTCTTCCCTAAATATCAGCCATATCTCATTTCGTCCGAGTTTTGCTGTCTATATATTACAAACTTCGGTTTAAAGTGTCCCGGTAGGGTAGTTTATGCCCCAAGTCTAACATCTTATCTTTACTGGTTCTTTCACGCGCATACCATAGGTGCGCCGATAAACCCCTTTTCTATAAGCTTCTTGTGGAAGAACTGCTTGCCCTGCGGCGTAAAGAGCACCCTTACCGATACGATATCCGACTTAGTGTACCAATCTTTTGTCTCGAATAAGCCCTCGTTGCTCTTCTTTGCGTAAGGACGAAGCTGCTTGGTCGGAGTGCGGTACAGGTACTTTTCATCTATCAGAAAGTTAACAAACTTACGCTCAGAGATACCAAGTTCTTTGGCGGTGTCTCGAAGCCCTGTACATTTATTAGGGCTAACAAACGTGTCGTAGAAGTCCGCCTTCGGCTGAGCGACATCGAGCTCGCTTTGCAGACCAGAAATTTTGGCTTCCGCTAATCTAAGTTTGCCTTCTGCAAATTTAAGTGCTCTCGCCATTATCATGTCTGGATCGTTCCACGCTTTTTCGAGCTGCAAGAAATACTGTCTCGCCTGCTTGCCTTTCTCGTTACGCTGAAGCATACAGATCTCTTTTGCCATGTCGATGGTGATCTGTGCATCTGTTGCCGGTCTACCACCGGTACTTTCGGACAAAAATGTCTGAAAGTCTGCGCCGTCTGTAAAACCGTATTCGCACATTCTCGAAAACCACTTGTTAAAAGGTGTTTCCACTTCAAGAAATTCGTGCAGGTCTCTCGCTAAGACCGTCGGTCTGTCGCTTTCATAGTTGATTTTGATTAATTCATTCATTTCATTTTCTCCTTATTTATAATGTTAAAATTTGCAGGGGGTCACATTTGCGTACCCCCTATATTTTTGTATGACTTTTGCTCATTTTTGAGCTAAAGTACTGTATCGGCAGTTGAGGGGGTGACAGATTTGGACACCCCTTGCCATAGTGGCATACCGTCGCGATTTACGACGGTATTTTTTTGACCCATTGTCGCCCTAAGTTGAACTTAGCCCGCTCGTCCTCGTCGAGACGGCTTGTCGCTATTGTAGGGTTGCTTAAGTCGAGAGCTCTACAGTCGGCGAAATGCCGAGTCAGCTTATTTTCGTAGCCCACGCAACCCCGAAAAATAACCTCGCCCTGTGTTCTGATGAGTCCTCATTATAGGGTGTCACATTTCGTTACACCCTTACTAATAAATCACGGCTTTAACATAAGTCGTCGTTTTGCTCTTGTAGTTGAGACCACTACCCTAATTCAAGGGGATGGTGTTACCCACATTTTTGCCGGGAAGCTATTTGACATTTTTGTCTAACAGCCCCGTCTCACTTCTCCGCCCTGTACTTCGCTAACGCCGCCGTCGCCTTGCGTTTCTGTTCTTCGGAAATGCTTCGAGCGGCGTTCTTTCTTATAGTAACTGCGGAAGGGATAGCCTTTAGAATCATCCCGCACACAGTGCCGTCGTCGTAAACCGTCTGCTCTACAGGTGTCCAGCCTTTACGCAGCGCGGCATTGAAGTCTTTCGGAACGGTGCTGTCCATTACCCAGCCGTCGCCACTTCTATATATGTGCGTCTCTCGCTCACTCACAGATATCTTACTCGTAATCGTCTTCGTCTTTATCTCCATTCTGAACCCTCTCCATCCAATCTTTTAAAAGTGTCCTCATTCTTCTACTCGGCACATACAGCCATATCTCTTCTCCGCGTCTTATAGCCGATCTCCATATCCACTGCAACATAGTTGAAAGAGCGTACATATCTTGGTCTACCTCTACACCAAATTTCTCATACACACGCCTCTCCGCGACATTCATAAACAAGTTAACGGCGTAGGCAAGATACCTCTTATTAATGTATGAATTAGTAGCCCTCTCGTTGAAGACGACGTAACTCTTGGTGTAGCCTTTGCCCTTAACCTTGTTACAGGCGCTCTTATAGGTTCCCCACATACGCTCGTCCGCGGGTGAGTTCTTCCATATATGCTTGTAGCAGTTGGCTATATGATTCTTAACAGCCTTGAGCTCGCCATCCTCACCAGCCTTGCGTCTCTGATACCAATTCATAGACAGCGCATGGGGCGGGTCGCCTATACGGTTGAGCTTTGGCGACTCTATTATATGTATAAGGTCTTTGATGTGTTTGGTGTACTCCGGCACATAATCGGTATTATCCGAAAAGCGGTAGACCCCGTCCTTTAGCGATACACCTATATATGTATAGGGGATTTTATTGGCTTTCACAAAATAGCAAAGGCTCTGCCCGCCGAACAGATAGGTCAGTATAAACACCTCATCAAACGAAGTAAGCAGTTCGGGTGACAGCGCCCAATAATAAAGCTTCTCCTTTGACCCATTGTTGAGGCTTATAATGCTATGAGAGCGAAGCATCTTCATTTCTTCGGAGAACTTGCCTTCGTCATACCATTTACCCGTCGGCAGATATACACCATTGTCATTCGTCAAAAATCCTGTAGCCTTGAGCATTTTTACGTCAATAGGCTTCAATTGGCTTTCAACAAGAACCTCTAAGCTCTCATCTATGATGAGGGTATACCCGAGTTCCTTTATCTTAGCCAAGGTCTCTCGGGAGTAGCTCTTGAAAGCCACATGAGTAGTGGTAATATTGTGCCCTTTTTCAACGAGAGCCGCCGTGTGCTCTGTCTTTCTGAAATGGTATTCGCTCAGCTTGTTGCTCGGCTCGACGAAGTGCAGCTCCGGGCAGCCCTCTTTGATACGATTGCTCTCAGCCAGATACGGCGTGATGTAAATAAATTTCTTTTCCTTGTGTTCGTTCATATAGGTAATGGCAGCTTCAGTTTTACCAGCACCCATAATCGCGTCGCATACTTTAATACTAATAGTGTTTTCCTCCTTTGAGTTTTGTCGTTTTCTTTAATTGGAAACCAAAAGGTTCCGAGCTATCTCACACCCCTTGTGTATCAAGGCATCCGAGCACCCCCTTGTTATAAAAACAATATATGTTATGTGAAGGTCACAAGTCCACTAACGTGTCCTTGCTCGCCACATAATTCCGTCTACGGAGTAGGCGGGAGGCTACGCTATACCACCTCGGGAGAAGTTCTCTTCGCAAGCTTCGCTAACTTCTCTTCGGAGATACCGCTGACGCCTCCCTCAAACATCTCCGTAGGCGGGTGGAAGGCTTCGCCTTATTTCTAAAGGAAGACTGCATCCTCGGTTCGCTCCATCTTGAGGCGAACTCAGCAAGCCTTTAACTGCGCTGCGCTTCGTTTCCGTTCGCCTTATTAGTGTCACTCACCTCGGATTTGCCTTGAAACGGCTTACGCCGTAGCCTGTACCACCATGTTATGTATATAACTTACACCCGAGGTTGGCTGATTTACCAAAATCTGAAGGTTAAATTTATGAATAAATTATTAACAGAAGTAGAGGGTAGAAGCTTAGCGCGTAGCGATAAACATAAATAAAAAAAACGCGCCCTTCGGCGCGTAAGACGATCGTACATATATAGAACTTGTAGAAGCTTTCTTCGAAGACGTCAGCCTGTACATACCAACCCTATAGGCTTATACCACGGACGAAAGACCGCTCGTAAGGTAGACTTTAGGGATTTTAGCCTGTACCACATCTTTATCTCGGATGCTCGTAGGGGTAACTTTGTGCGTAGAGCGGGCTTTTACCAGTTTTTTTAAAATTTTAAAAAGCACCAATCTACCTGACCCGTAGAAGATACCCTCTACTATGGGCGGGATTTGTGTAGTTCTGAGGGTCTATTTTGACGATGTGTGAGTGGGGTTGATTGACTAAGCGGTTTTTCACGATTATTTTTCTGCTATAGGTTTAAAATAGCCCCGGTAGGGCTGATAATCTATAAAGGCGGATTTTATGGATTATTATACCTATATAGTCGAGGTATACAAGCTATGATATTTTAGTGTTATATAAGCATTATTTTTTTGTTGTATTTACAACAACAACAACACTGTAACAACGACAACCCTTCAGCCCTTCGTCGCCGTCAGCATTACGCCGTCAACATTGCATATTTGCTATAAAGCAAAATAAAAAAAATACCTATGCATCAAAAGATAAATTCCGATGTGTATAGGTATTATATTATATATTATATAGGTAGGTATATATACCTATAACGCGCATACCGTCTCACCGTCGGCGGTAGCGTAGCGCGGCGTAGCCGTGCCCCGAAGTCCCGCACAAGCGTTATGTGCTATTATAGAATATTATATATCGTTGTCGGTACTGCTGCATGTCGGCGGTAGGTGCAGTATACCGCGCACATAGTCCGGCGGTAGATCAGCCGCGGCGGCTATTATAGATATAGCCGTGTTCAGGTCAGGCGGCGCGGGTGTAGAGGGTGCGGGGCGTTCGAGTAGTGCATCTATAGATATATTTAAATAATCGCATATACGCGCAACGGTAATATAGGACGGTGCGCCGCCGCGCGTCATCTTTGATAATGCAGCGTGATTGATGTTTAATTCTTGTAACATAGTTTTTACCGTGGTATTTTGTCTCATGCATTCTTTTTTTATCTTTTCTGCAACAATAGACGGTTCATAATTGTTAGTATTGCACAAGTTCATCAGCTCCGTTGTATAGGATTATTGTGTATGTGTTACAAAGATGTGTAAAATCTCTAAAAAGTTCATTATTTTTCTTTTTCGAGTATAACAATGCACTTTTTAGTGCTATACTATGGGCGTACTCGAGAGAGACACGCGGACAAGCCGCCGACGATGAGCCGCTGAGCCACGCGGACAAGGCGCGCGGGGTATCTTGTAAAGTACAGTCATCCGAATATACACCATTATATAATAAGGGGGTTTAAAAGTCAAGCGCGGTCAAGCGCACTATTCAAGCGGCTTGCTATCCGTTGCAAGGGTAAAAAGAGCGGAAAGCGGAACACATAATTATTGAATATAGCCTTGCAATACTTGATATTGCTATCACGCTTTGACGGCTTTTTATAGCTATCAGCCAGAGGCGGCGCGTGCCGTGACGCGTTCCCGATTCTTTCAATAATGCAAAATACCTTGTAGGCGCGTTTATTAAATTTTTCGCTTGCAAGGGTAACGCGCGGTCAGAGGGCGCGGAAAGACTGAGAAAATTTTCGGAGGGGGCTTGAACCTCCCGCCGCGTATGGTGTGTATGTGTTCGGACGCCGCAAAAGCCACGATAAAAAATAACCTATTCATTAATGCTATAAAGATATTTTAGCTTTACACCGCCCGCGCTATTTCTCAGGAAATACGGACAACGGACGGCGAATTTTTATTCTCAGGAATAAATATTTATTGCAAAGTAAAAATATTAATATTTCATTGAATGAATAATGACGATATATAATTAATTCGTTTTTAACACATTTCGAGCGCGTGAGCTGTTATATGTTCACGCGTTTTTTAATGTGCTAAAAGCATATAAAAATTTTAAATAAGGACGGTAAAAAATCATGAAAAAGACAACAGAGAAGAAAGCATTACGGAGCGTCGCGGATATCAGAACAGATCTTGAAACACGCGTTAACGCCTACAACGCGGCAATAAATGCCGACGACACAAAGGCGGCAGAGCTCGAAAAGCTCGACAATGAAACATCAGAGCTTGAAAAAGAGTACACCCGCGCCGCGTTTCATGCAACGGCGCTTGAACTGCTCGACAACCCCGCGCCCATGCTTGCGGCGGCGACGGCTCTAACTTTCGAGACGCTGAAACACAAAGACAAAGAGGATGAAAACGGCATAAAGTCGCGCGAACTCGTCACGGCTGAACGCCCGCTTGATTTTGTCGCGCTTGAATCATTTTTTGTCGAGCGCGGAAAGAAATTCGGCGCGGAGTCTACATGGGTTTACAAAGTCGCGGCTTTTAATCGTTTACTCTGCATGAGAACGGCGCAGAGTATCGGCGCGGATGTGAAAACAGTCGCGGAAAAGTTTGCCACGCCTACACAAGCCCGCGATATCAATCTCGGCAAAACGCCGACAAGCAACACGCAATTACTCAAGCAATTACAGATGATAATTGACTCTATGCTTTATGCAGAGGGCGAAAAGGGTAACATCTACAAGGCAAATTCTCACGATGTCGGTTATCTGTTGTCTCTCTACGCAAAGAAGGGGCGCGGCGTTCTGAGTGTTGCGGCGGCTCGTCCGAAGTATCTCGAAAAGCTTATCGCGGAAATACTTCACCGCATAGTTACCGAAAAGTCCTATAATATCGAGTTCAAGGAAAAGAAAGACCGCGCAAGCGGCAAGATAGACCCTAAACCCGCCGGGGCTGTTGAATCCGCGAGAAAATCCGCGAAAAAATCGAGCGCAAAGGCTCAGACAAAGGCAAAGGCAACAAAAGCGGCGTAAAAAAATTTACGCTCAAAAGTGAAATTAAATCAAAATTAAAAATCTAAATCAGAGAGGAAACTTAAAATGAAAACTAAAACAAAAATATATGCAATAATCGCAACCATCATGACCGCTTGTTATGCCGTACTGATTGCCCTGAGCGCGTGGAATCTCGGCGTACAGATGAAAATTAATGCGCTCAAAAGCGACGGTAGGAATGTTATGTACACCGACGCCGCTGCCTTCGCGGAGGTCTGCGATGAAATCGACCATCTAAAAACTCTAAAAGCGTGGAATTAAATCTAAAACAGAAAGGAATTGAAAATTATGGTAAACACTATACAGAATGATTATGTCATGCAGGCAAATGAGTTTTCAGAACGAAACGGAATTGAAATTAAAATCGCTTTTAAGGAACGAAATTCAAATCCGATGTGGGAGGAAAATTATTTGCGAAACTGCTATTCGGTTTATATCCGAAACACAAATAGCGGCGGGGTTATGCGTGTTACATTTTAGGATTCCATATATAACACAACACACAACATCACGCCGACTTGCTACGACATTCTCGCGTGTTTGACGAAGTATGATCCCGGAAACTATGAGGATTTTTGTTCGGAATTTGGGTATGAAACCGAAACCGAAAATCAATTCGGCAGACTAACGCGAAATCCGAACGCTTATAAGATTTGGAAGGCGTGTTGTCATGAATGGGAAGGAGTAAAGCGCGTATTCGGAGAAGATGAAATACTCGAAGAATTACAGGAAATAAACTAAAGAAAATCACTTCGGAAATTGGTAATGAAATTATATTCCCGAAGTGTTTCTATTCTCAAAACATAATCTAAACACTACAAAATTAAAACGAAAATGAAAGGAGCGAATATTTTACTATGTCATACGAAAAGTTTGTAAAGGGGGTGGTGTGGAGAGTCGGATTTAAAACGAAAATCCGTTTTGAAAACGACGGCGAAAAATATACGGCATACATAACGGGCGGAATTATTATCTACGGAAATAGCATATCCGCTCTTGTATTGGTGTGCTGGGGTGACGGTCATTCGGCGCGAATAAAATTAGAGGAGGAAAGGAAATCATGAGCTATAGTACCTATGGGGTCGAAGTTGAAAAGCAAAACGGTTTGGTAATCGGAAAGCATTTCAACAATCTCGATGATGCTATGTGTGTAGCCGAACGGGCTGTATATGAGCGCGGCTGCGTGTGGTCGTGCGTATATATGCCTAACGGCGATATTTATGTTGAATACGAAGTATAGCTTTAGCTAATACGAAATGTAAATCGAGTACAGCTTTAGCTAATACGAAGAAAATGTTGCGTAAATTTTAAAAGATTTTGGTAAATAACCGAAGTCGTGATATAAGATAGGGCTACCCTAAATCAGAAAGGAAATCAATACCAGAAAGGAAATGGAAAAATGACGAATGATGAGGCATATGCCGTTATTGCAAAACACATCTTTGTGGCGAAGATGAGGTTTGAGGGCGATAGACAGTTTATTGTTCTCGCTGATGACATTGACGAGGCAGAGCGCGTGGCAAAAAGGTTTTTTAACATGAACTCTGTATTTGTTAAGTCAATAAGTTCAACAGCAAATCCGCAGGTATTTGAAATATAACGATAATTTAAAATCAGAAAGGAAATCAAAATGAAAATTGAGAATGATAATCAGATACCGTGCTCAGAGTGTATACACTATGCGTCTTGTACTTTTTGGTGTATGGCGGAGGAGGGGTGGGGTTTTGACTCCGGCGAAACGGATAGAGGATGCAGATATGTCATACCTCTGTCGGCAATAAAATTTATTGATTCGGTAGCCGAAGTCAAATTTATGGACGAACACTCAAAGGCAAGGAATTGGAAAGCGCTTTGGTACAGGCATGAAGACCCCGACGATGACGATTAAATTCTGAAAGGAAATCAAAATGAAAATTGAAATCAAAACCGGAAACGCTGCTTTTCATGACTGTGACGTGGAAAATGAATATGCCGACTACTACACCACGGCAGCTGAGCTTGACCGAATTTTCAGGCAGATAAGCAGAGATGTAGCCGAAGGGGCAACAGACGGCTTGGTGATAGACAGCAACGGAAACATATGCGGAGAGTGGGGGATCTGAAATGAAAATGATTTTTGTTGTGGTTGTCACTGCCGAAAACGGAAAGTATTTCGCCTTCGCCGACACGATAGCGACGGGTAATAACTTAATCGCCATACTTAAAAGATACAACGCTGATATATGCCATTTATGCGAAAGCCGTAGAGAGGCGGAGGAACTGGCGCGAAAATGGAATGAGGCGTATAGACAAAACGGTACAAACTTATTTTAAATCAGAAAGGGAATCAAAATGGAATTGAGATTTGCAATCACAACTGTAATTGAAATTGCCTTCGTCGTCGCGTTTTTGTATGCGCTGTGGCACGAGGGTAAAATTATAGCTTTCGAGGAACGGATGGAGGATGCCGTAGCTCGATGGCTTGCGAAGAAAATCATAAACAGAAGGAGGAGAGCTGCGGTTGACAGAAGAAGACAGAATGAAAAGGTTCGTTAAACACAAAATCAAAGTCCTAAAGGAATTGGGTGTGAGTTTGACAACCGAAGATGAAAAGCGTTTGGCGACGGCTTCCAGTTATATCGCTGTAGATAATATGGCGAGAACGATGATTCAGAAATTAAATTGAAATTCAGGAGGAAAATGAAATGAGATTTCGGGTTGGAGATCGGGTAAGAGCTATCCAAAATATATATGGTTTTGAGATTAATTCGCTTACCGGAACAATAGCTGTAACATCAGAAGACCGTATAGGGGTGGCTTTTGATTCTTATGTATCGGGCGCACATAGTCTTGATGGACGATGCGAAAATGGTTGTGGGTTATGGGTTGGTAAAAATGATTTGGAGCTTATTGGTAGATCAGCGCCCGAACCGACGCTCAAGAAATGCAACGAGCGAGAAACATTAACTTTTGCAACGCCGGAGCAGATCGTCGAAACTGTAAACAAAACGGAAATCGGATCGACCTTTGCAATCAATGGACTTAGGGTAGTTGTGGTTGAACGAAACAATGGGTTAGCGTGGTGTATTTCAGAGCCGATTCGGTGGGAAAACGAGTTGTTTGACTCGTTTTTGGCACAGTATCATTCTATCATGGTGGACTATGATTGGAGTATGGAGGATTTTGGAGATGATAAGGAATATCTTTCGCGAAAAGGAAAAGCGTTTCCGATATCTCTTAATGATTGGCGAAAACATTGGGACAAGATGGGTGGTTTCAAGATAGTGAATTCTATTTATAATCCTATTCGTCTCTCGACTGGATTAAAAAATACGCCATTTGTTGTGCGAGATATTCATTCGCGTCGAGTCGACGCGGGCTTGTTTAGCAGTAATCTTAATGTATGGAATAACACAACTTGCGTTAAGTTTGCTATCAAGGAGGAAATCTAAATGGAAAACAGTTTCAAGGTTGGCGATAGAGTTAGGTGTATAAAGGACGTTGAATTTTATCCATCGGGAGGAAAGCTTGGAACGATCTGTAATGTGTGTAGTTCGTATATAGGCGTGGCTTTCGATGAAGAGATTTCAGGACATACTTGTAACGGGATTTGCGCAGACGGACATGGTCTTTGGTGTTTTGCAAGCGAGCTTATCCCCGCAGTCTTCAAGAAAGCGTCAGAAAGAGAATACATAACAGAAATATAATTTAAAAATCAGGAGGAATTTAAAATGTATTTTGAAAATGAAAATAAAAAGTTTATGGAAGAACATAATAGCTTTACGGCAGAGGTTGATTATTACACAGATCAGGTCGAGAAGATTTTCGATACTATCGGTATAGACCATGATTACACGATAAGCGGGATAAGAACCAATGTTAGCGCGTGGCTCAATGAGAAGGAGCCGGTATTTGAACTTCTGCGGAAGCATCCTATGTGGAATGAAAAAGCAAAGGCAATTGTGTTTCTTAGAGATGAAATACGCTCGGCAGACATGGGTAAATTTATAGGCGACCTTAAAAAACTTGAGATGTACATCAACAAAAAGACGGGCGAATATGGAATTAATTATAATCCCATAGTAACCAATGCTCTTGATGCAATTTCAGAAAGTGCGGCGAGGGAAATTAGCGAAGAAGAGGCTGAAAAGATAAACAAGATCGGTTACTACAAGGAAATTCGTTCCGGAATGAAACGAAGCCGTGTTATTAATAACATATTTAAAGAATACCCCGTTGGCGACGATTACAAATTCGACGCAACGGGGCTTGTTGACCCTCACGAAAACGGTGACAGAAATTATGACAGCTACAACAAGAGATTTGCTGTTGTTGCCGATGACACGAATCCGCTCAAGATTAAGCGCATAACAGTTTTAAGTGCGAATATTTGTGATTTCCTTCTGATGTCAAACGGAAATTCGTGGAGCAGTTGTCACTTTATTAACAGCAGCGGTGCATATCAGGGATGTTATAAGGCGGGAACGCTGAGTTATGCTAACGACGGCACGAGTATGATTTTCTATACACTCCCCGAATCTTATATGGGCGACGAGTGGTTTATGGAAGGGAAAATTACTCGCCAGCTCTTCTTTTACCAGAACGGTCTACTTCTACAGTCCCGTCTGTACCCGAAGGGCGGAGATTCAACCGGCGAAAATTATCGCGATTATAGAGCTGTTGTTCAGGATATTATGTCAACTTGTCTTGAAGTACCGAATCTGTGGAAGAAAGTAGATTGCGATTGGGACGAGCTTATAACAACCCACGACAATAGTTTTCATTACCGCGATTACGACGAGTTCCCCGACGAATGTGTTTTTACATACAACAAGGAAATGGAATCAAAAATCAATTCGGGTTTGTATATTGGCGGAGATTCTTATTGTGTTGATTGCGGCGACTTGATGAGCACTTATGACGACAAAGAGAGTGAGTTGCAGTGTGTTGACTGTTGTGAAGGAAATCGTTGTTCTCGTTGTGGTTGCTCGTTTGCCGATGAAGACAATCTGTACGAAATAGACGGAGAACTCTATTGTGAGGACTGTTGCTTCTGGTGTGAAGTTCATGAGCAGTGGGAAATTAGGTATGATTATAGGGATAACGACCTCGCTAAGAGAGATGTCTATATAAACGGAGAGTCTTACACGATGTGTAGTGACGCTTTCGACGAGAATGTGGTGTACTGCGAGAGATGCGGTAACTACGAGTGGGAAGACGAAGCTCATTCTGTGGACGACACCTGTATGTGTAGAAGCTGCTATGAGGAATATATGGAAGAGAAAGCTGAGGAGGAAAACGAAAATGAAGTTGCTTAACATATTTAAATTCCCGCAGGACAAGCTCAAGGCGGCGTTGGTTTGTCATCTTAGAGACAGGGGGTATTCACCAATAGTAGGAGACGGGTTTGTGTATGCCGAGGGCGAAATTCCGGTTCTGCTTGTCGCTCACATGGACACGGTACATAAGCACACGCCGGATATCATCTGTATGTCCGATGATAAAAGCATAATGATGTCTCCGTTCGGAATAGGTGGAGACGACAGATGCGGAGTTACGATGATTCTTGAGGTTATCAAGGATCTCCGGTGTCATGTGCTTTTTACGGAGGATGAGGAAGTCGGCGGTATCGGAGCGGGAAAATTTTGCAAAAGCGAAATCAAACCGGAAGTGAATTTTATTATTGAGTTTGATCGAGCAAACGAAAACGACGCAGTTTATTATCAGCTCGATAACGAGGTATTTGCTGAAACGGTAGAGAAGTATGGTTTTGTAAGAGATTATGGTTCTTATTCGGATATCGTAGATATAGCGCCTACACTCGGGTGCGCTGCCGTTAATTTGTCGTGTGGATATTATAACGCTCACACTCAGCACGAATTTGTTTCTATCCCGCAAATGTACGCACAGGTTGAGAGAGCAAAGAAGCTTATAACAAATGAGTGTAACAATTTCTTCGAATGGAAGGAGTTCGTGCGCGATAGAAGTTGGGATAGCGGAAATTGGTGCTACGGCGGATGGTACGATAATTATGACTACTATGACAGCAAAAACAAATCCAAATCTAAGAGTAAAGTTAAGCCTGTGTCCAAGGAAGTGTCACTTATACCAGACGACGCATACCTTCAATCGTCAGACGGTGACTGGATTGAAGTTGGAGAGGAGATAGATGATTTCTTTGTGGATGATTCGGGAACGGTATATGTATACGACTCCGAATACTTAATGGTAATTCCGTTGTTTGAATATGTGGCGATAAGCGCAAATGGAGTGCCTTGTAAAATGGATCCGGACAACAGTTTTGTGGTTGAGGTTGAAGGATAAAAGGAAAGGAAACTGAAAATGAAAAATGGTTTAACAATCAAAGATGCGACTGAGCGCTGGGTTCACGAAATGAACGCTATCCCGCAGGGCATGATTGAAAAGATGATGGAAGCAGATATTGATGATTGGAGAGAAGTTACATTGCCGAGCATCGGCGATCAAGTGTATGTCTACGACTTGCCGGACGAAACGGACACTCTGGAGCACTCCGGCGAGCTTCAGAGCTACGACGAGGAAACCGACCTCTGGTGCGTCAAGCTCTATGACGGAACGATAGTATCCGTCGATGTGGACAACTTTGAGGTCGAGTACGATGATACTCTTCCGATGTGGGGTACAATGTGGTCGTTTGGCGACTCCGCAGATGATTGGTGGCTTGAAGAAGGAAATGGAATCAAAATCATGTCGGAGTGCGGGTTTAGAATTTACGAATCTGATGAGTTCGGATATTTCTTTGGCATAGACGGAGCGGGCTACGATTTCTACGATGCACACTGGATTCCGCTCTATAAGGCAAGAGGGCTTCAATGGCACGACCCAGTAGCGGAGCAGGAATACCAAATGTTAAGCAAAGGGTATAAGAAAGAAAAATTGGGCGCGAATACATACTGGATGGACAAAAATAATAATGTAATTGAAGAAGTAATCAAAGACTATTTTAACTTTTCTTACAAGGAGGAATTTTAAAATGGGATGGACAAGTTATCACGCGTCGTTCTATAAGAACGGCAAAATAGATAGAAAAGCAGAGTGCGACAGCATAATGAATTGCGATATGGTAGGCAACAAGGGGAGATATGAAGTGCTCAAATCTGCTATGGTAGGCTCCACTTACTATGCCGCTGTAAAGAAAACCATTTTCAAAACGGGAGCCAAGCCCGAAAAGGAAAGTGTTTTTGGAGTGGTAATGCTCACGTCCGTTAACAACAAAGACTATTTTAACTTTTCTTACAAGGATATGGATGAGAGCGCTGGTCCCGGTTACTATGATTGTCCGAAAGGAATACTTGATATGCTTACCCCTACGGAGTGTGAGTGGGCAAAGGAATGGCGAGAGCGCTGCTATGAGAATATAAAAAAGAAAAAGAGTCCAGACGCACTCAGCAATCTGCCAAAAAGAAAAAATTTAACGAGTCAAGGTGGGCCAAATGGTGAAAGGAGGATAAGCATGACATGTGCACAAAAAGAAGAGAGATGCAGAAGTTGCTATTATTATAATGAATCATCCAATTGGTGTTGGCCTTGTGATGAATGCGCAGGTGCAATAGCGACACTTGTTAAACCAACAAAAGATTATTTCAAAAAGTCAAAGGTGGGTTAAATAGAATATACATATGTGCCGGTAAACAGAATCCCTAAAAACTATGAAGTAATAAGAAGAGGCGCGTAACCATGTTTGATTGTCGATAATATTAATTCAAAAAGGAGGATTAAAATGCCAAATTGGGTAACAAATCGAATTGTGTTTCACGGAAATCAGGAGAATATAGACAGGGTTTTTCAGTACATAAAAGGAAATGGGTCTAAAATCGACTTCAACAAAATTATTCCAATGCCCGACAACATTTATCGCGGTGATTTAGACAAGAGAGCGATGGAGCTGTACGGCTCAAATAATTGGTATGATTGGAGTGTGGCGAATTGGGGCACGAAATGGAACGCGCAACACTCCTCATTCAACAACAAGAATACGCTGTGGTTTGATACGGCGTGGAGCTGCCCTATACCCGTACTCAATAAGCTTGCAGAAATATGTTGCATAAACGATGTTAGGTTTGAAGGGGAATGGGCTGATGAGGATTGCGGTTGTAATGTTGGTGTGTTTTGGAGCGACAACTGTGTAGATAAAAACTGTGATTTTTATTATAAACCCATAGACGACAATACAGACGAAGCATATGACATATATGTAAAACTCAAAGGCGAGAGTGATTGTATGGGTAAGGACGGCGATGGACATTGGATTCGTTACGATTGTGATACTTGCCCAAACAAAGACAAATGCTGAAACAAAAAAATAAACAGAAAGAGACTGGAGGAGAATGAATGATGATATCGAACAAGAAGTGGATCGACTTTCTGCCAGAAGATGTGTACCAGCGCTTAGCAAACTGCAATAGCGTGAAGTCCGACATTCCGGCGCTTGTGGATGCCAAGTGGCGCGGATATAGGGAACTTGGTAAAGACAAGTGCGGGTTTACCAAGGAAGATGCACTGATTTCTGTTCTTGAATTGCTGGACTGTAACAGTTGTGATATAGAGCTGACGAGTGACGAGTATCAAGAGATGAAAAGATAATCTCGCGAGTCAAATGCACAAAAATGAAAAATAACAAATAGAAAGGAATTGAATTTGAAATGAAATTAAAATTTGATTTAGGAATGCAGGTCATGACGCAGGGTATAGCAAATATACTCGGTGACGGTAAAATTTGCGAGGAGCTGCTTGACGCTTTCGGGCGATACACAAAGTGCGATTGGGGTGATATCCCCGAAGAGGACAAGGCTTTAAACGACGAGGCGGTTCGGGTAGGCGATGGACGAACGCTCGCCGCATATAACACAAGTAAGGGCGAGATTTGGATAATCACAGACTTCGGCGACGAGGGTAATGTGACGACCATGCTGTTGCCGGAGGAGTATTGAAATGAAATTAGACACACTAAGGTGTTCTGATGTAGTTGTAGTTATGGGTGACAGTATGCTCATAGTAGATTTTATTTAAGAAAGGAGAACGAAATGGAATATCTTGTACAGTTCAACTATTCGGGACGAGTTACATATGAGATTGAAGCAGACGACGAAGAGACGGCGAAGAGAGAAGCTGCTAATAGGTGGTCGGTTTGGGTATCGGCAGACGCGGTGGGGCACAATCCCGAGTTTGCGTATGCGGATATTAAGTATGACACTATGACGGCTGAACGGCTAATAGACGGTGATGTAACTGATTAAGATTTGGAGGTAAATGAAAATGAATTTTGAAACATATGAAAAGTGTAGAACCATAGAAGCAATAGATAGAGTGTTAGACTTTATGGGAACAGATGAGTTCCGAAAAGCCAGAGAAGCCACCGAGAACTGGTGTGGTGATGTGTACGAGTGTAAGGCGACGCTTGATGATATAAAAACGCTTCTTAAGGATGAGATAGAATAAGAAAGGAAAACAAAAATGTATAAACTTGACTTTTACACAGCGATATCTAACAGAAACGACCCTAAGACCCTTAATCACTTTGAGCGGGTCAGCGGTTATGGACAGGTAGTAAGAACTCCACGAGGAAGAGAAATCGAATTTGGTTTTGATAAGCGGAGTGACGGATGGTATGTAACCGATGTTGCTTCCGGTATGAGGATTCCTAAAAAATATGACACAAGAATGAAAGCGCTCGCCGCTCTTAACGCAGAGCTGCTTAGTAAGGTTGATAAGGTAGTAGAGAGTAATACATACAAGGCTGTGGTGAAAGCTCTTAGCGAATTTAAAACAAATTCGGAGGTAGCGTGATATGACGGTGTATGAAGTGTTGGAAACATATTGCAAAAACTGCGCACACAACGGTAATTGTTGGAAGCCGTGTGCGGCGGCGACATCGGCGGTGATGAGCGACGAAAAGGTGAAAGCAAAGACGGTGGTGAGTTTATGATACTGAATACGACATATTGCAGACGAGCTTTTACCGGCGTGTATTGTGAGCATATGGACGGGAATGTGTGTGTTAGACAATCCGGCGAGTGTGAGTTTCAGTACGGAGCGGGTAGACGACGAGAAAATGAAGTCCAGAAGGAATTGGATTCTGATTTAAAAAAACGAAAATAAAAGGAGAATGTAAATGAATATCAAAGTAAAAATCTGTGATAAAGCTATCGAGCTTATTGATCTGCTGGCTAATATGCCGCTCGCTGATGATGAATTTGTTGATGAGATAATAGACGGTATTCGGTACAACGAGCCGTACCGAATAGAAGCAATTAGAGATGAGGTACAGAATGGCTGAAGAAATATAGGATATCCGCAATAGTAAAAAATAATATGGGAGAGGAAGATTAAAATAATTAAGAGAGGAGAAATCTACTTGGTTTCGCTGGACGGAGTGGGGTCTGAACAACGGAACACAAGACCTGCGATTATAGTGCAAAACGATGTGGGAAATGCCCACTCGCCGACGACGGTTATTGTACCTTTATCAACAAAAATAAAACCGTCTATGGCGACGACGCACGTCAAAATAACAAGTGAGCAGGGCGTAAGAGATGAATCGGAAGCGTTATGTGAACAACTGAGAGTGGTAGACAAATCGAGATTAGGAAGGAGAGTGGGTAAAATCACCGACGAATCGATTATGACGGATATAACAAGAAAAATAAAAGTAGTGTACGGCTGTTAATTGGAGGGGAAAATGGAACATCAAACAGTAGTAGCAAAAACGAAAAATGGAGATGAGTTTGTGGCTTGTTCCGGTATCGGAAGCAAGCTCTGCTCAATACATAGCTGCGAGTCGTGTCCTAAGATGAAATCAATTCGGGACAGCGCAAATAAGCTTGGATATGCCGGAAAAGGAAATGACTTTGCAGAGCTATTAAATTATCTATTCGATAAGGAGTGTGAACAGTTTGGAAATTATGCTGTTGTGGAGGTGTGTATGTCAGATTGACTCAATTCAAAGTAAAAGAGTTCAAGAGAATTTTACGGGATAACGGCTATAAGGAGGTGAGGTGTTGCGGTAGCCATCAAACTTGGAGCAATGGTGCAAGCAAAATTACTTTGCCGACGGTTAAGCTGAGTCCTGTTATAGCGGCTCGACTCATAAAGGAAAATGATTTGAGTGTCCGATAAAAGTGACAACTTACAACTGGAAAAAATTCCCTGTTGACAAGAGAATTTTTTAGGACTATAATAAAAAATGTAAACGGAACAAATGTTCGACTAAAGTTCGATTAATGAAAGGAGAAATTTGTAAAATGGGATTTTTGGGTTCATTTCTTGGTTTGATTGGTGCTTCGGCGGTGTTTGTTGGAGCCGATGTAAAAGAGCGTTGGGACGAAATAGATAGAGAGCGGCAGCGCATTGCGGCAAATCCCGCACCGCCTCCGGAGATGAGGGGAAATTTAAGAGATAAATATGAATCTGAGTGGCACAGAGGTGACAACACTCACTTCCCGGAAGAATATCTACCTGCTCTTGAGAGCGATCCAGAGGTACTTTACTGGTGGATTGAGCTTCTTGCAGAGCGTGAGATAAGGCGTCAGGGTTATCGCGGTTATCCTATCAGTATTCAGGGCAATTTCAATCGAGTGTATAATGCTTGGAAGGAGCGTCAGAATTGGGTCAGATAACCAGTGTTGATGTTAATAAAGACATACTTATTGATAGTCTGAAAGCCCAGAACGCAAGACTAAAAAAGCTCCTCCGCGAAACAGCAGAAGAGCGAGACAGATATAAATCCTTGTGGGAAACAAATCGGATTCAAAATGAATTTTCAGAAAAGGAGCGAAAAGCAAATCGGCGATTAGAACAAGAGAAAAAACAAGAGCGGTTGCTGTCCGGTGTAAAATCGGACGGCGTTCCAATAGCTCATGCGGCGGATTCGATTCGTTCCTATGATGAAATGTGTGTTGTGCTGGATAAGCTCAAAAACACAGGACGAATGGGAATACGAAACTGGGCTATGTTCCGTTGCGGCATTTGCTTCGGTCTTAGAGCAAGCGACCTCGTTAAATTAAAATGGGGTTGGATCATGGACGACGACGGCGAGTTCAGAAACCGTATACCCGTAGTCGAGAGCAAGACATCTAAAATCAATCGGTGTTTCATTTCAGATGCGATAAAGGAAACGCTTACAGAATATCGCAAGTGGCTCGGCGGACGCAACTGTTCTCCCGATGATTATATCTTCTCGAAGAACAACGGCGGGAGACTACAGGAGCAAAGCTATTCACGATATCTCAAAAGCGCGGGGCAGGAAGCTGGGCTCCCGATACACATTTCATCTCATACCATGAGGAAATCATTTGCGAATATAGTGTTGTGTTGTCACGATGGCGGCGCGAATGATTATGCTATGAGAGATTTACAGGGTATGCTCGGACATTCAGATGTAAGAATTACGATGAGCTACCTCAAAGACACAATCCTCAGATACGACGAAGCAAGAAAGGCGGTATCAGATTTCGTCCTCGGAAAGACAGATATAAACGAGCTGGTTACTTCAAAACAGGTCTCCAATAATGAAATTTACGAGCTTTGCAAAGAAATGTTTAAAAAACAAGTTGCGTAAATTATTTTCATAGTTTTTGGTAAATCAACAAAGTGAGGTGATATACTTGACTCGTAAGAACAAGAGAGCACTCGCGAGAGCTGCTCGATACATAAACGATAGGGTCGAATTTGCAAACGACATCTTAGATGACGAAGAGGATCGACTCGATGGTTGGGCGGAGAATCTGAAAGGTTCTCAAAAACACATGGACGCAGAAGACTTTGTTGAAGATATCCGCGAACAGTTTGATATAATAACTGATGCGGTAGAAGAAATACGGTCTTTGTGTGGAATAGAAGACTAAAAAAAGAAGACTCCCCACGAAAGGGTAAAAGCGTTTGGCGACGGCTTCCCAATTCGATGAGGAGGAACGACATTCGTATGCTCTTATACTAAACACTGGCGTGTTTTTATAGGGGCATAGTCCTGCCATTGTCATTATAGCACAAGGGCGGTTGAATGTCAACGAGAAAATAGGAGGAATTTATTATGCAGAAACCTAAAATTGTTTACATTGCCGTTGACGACGACGATTATGAGCTTCCATTTGCTATGGGCGACACAATGCGAGAGCTCGCCGAAGAGATTGGTGTCTCTACTTGGAATATATGGAACTGCGTCAAGAATCGGGGACGCAGTACAACGCCTTTCAATCATACATATCGTGTCGAGAAAGTTAGACTTGCCTCTGATATGGAGGACATACTCGACTTTGGCACGGACAGAGACATTTACAACATAACAATTAATGCTTATGTATAAGTCAAATTCAAAAATAATAAAAGGTCTTTCGTTTGCTCTGGTGCTGAGCATAGGAGCGTTTCTTATGGTCGGTAATGCCTTGCCGGTAGAAGCTCCGAGCGCAGAGGTAATTGAAATCGAAGCTGAAAACGAATCGGTTTTGGATTTGAAAACGGAAATTGAATCCGAAAAAGAAATCGCCTCTACCACAGAGCAACAAAGACCCGCCGATTCAAAGACAAAATACGACGAAATAATTACCGAGATTGCCGAGAAGTACGGTGTCTCGGCGGCTCTTATCAAAGCAATTATTAAGACCGAGAGCAATTTCAACCCTAACTTAACCAGTAGAACCAATGACTACGGTTTGATGCAAATCAACGCCTGCAATGTGTCGTGGCTTCAAGACGAACTTGGGGTTACAGATTTGTTCGACCCAGCGCAAAACATCGAGAGTGGAGTTTACATATTGAGTAGATTTCTAAAACGCTACTCCCTTGCAGACGCGCTGATGGCTTATAACTGCGGAGAGGGCGGAGCAAAACGTTTATGGGAACAGGGCGTACACTCAACTAACTATACCCGAAAGGTACTAAAAAATCTAAACGAACAACTAACTATACCCGAAAGGTACTAAAAATCTAAACGAATTTGGAGGCTAATAGTGAATAGACATAGATGTTTTGCGGACAGAGGAAGTTGCTGCGCTGTGCTTACAGAAAAGCTGTGCGAATATGGCGGGTGTCGGTTCTACAAGACCGAACAGCAACTCTACAACGAAAGGCAGTTTGTAGACAGATACATACAGAAGAAATACGGAGTTAGCCGTAGGGAATATGTGAGAAGCAAATATGGCAATGAGCTTTTAAAGTATAGGAGGAGAAGAAATGAGGAAGTCTAAGCTTCTCACTCTAATAGCTCACGAGGTTGTGCCTCGGAAATGTGTAAACAACATGAAGCTTGTCGGCTATGTTGCTCGGTGCAGTCAGTGTGGCGAACCAATAGCAATCTACTATAAATTCGACGACGAGCTGAGGGTTGCGGTTTTGCCGAGATTCAAAAGATTCGCGGAAGAAATAGAAAAGAAAATCAGGCTATTCAACTTTTCCGGGTGTCTGAATGGTTCATAAGCACAAAAAGCCATAAAAGGAGGTGAGCCACCTTGAAAGTACATAAAGGTTACAAGTTCAAACTTGAACCTACAGAGGAGCAGAAAATAAAAATCAATAAAACGCTTGGCTGCTGCCGCTTTATATATAACTCTATGTTAGATAGACGCATAAAAGCCTATAAGCGGCGTGGCGAAAGCATGAGCTATATCGACACGCAGAATTTACTTCCAAAGATGAAGCGATATCTATCGTGGCTTACCGAAGTAGATAGTCAAGCTCTTAAATATAGCTGTCGTCAATTGGACGATTCCTATAAAGGTTTCTTCAAAAGCGGAAAAGGCTTCCCAAACTTCAAACGTAAAAGAGGAGAAGAAGCCTACACAACCACCAATCCAAAAGGCATCAAGGTAGACGATAAATACATTCAGCTCCCAACGCTTGGAAAAGTACGCTACCGCAAAAGCCGCGACATCGAAGGTAAAATTTGCAAGGCAACCGTTCGCCGCTCTGCAAGCGGCAAATTCTATGTAAGCATTCTTTGTGAAGTAGAGGTCGTGCCGCTCCCTGTTACGGATACTGCTATTGGTTTGGATGTTGGTATCAAATCCTTTGCTGTTGATAGCAACGGTAATGAGCACCCGAACCATAAATACCTCAAGGAAGCAGAAGCCAAACTCAAACGCGAGCAGAAAAAGCTGTCTCGCAAAAAGAGGGGCTCTGCCAACTGGGAAAAGCAGCGTATCAAAGTGGCTCGCTGTCACGAAAAAGTAACCAACAAACGAAAAGATACCCTACATAAGTTGTCATCCACGCTGGTGAAAGAAAACCAAATCATTTGCGTGGAAGACCTTAACATCAAGGGTATGATTCGTAATCACAACCTTGCAAAAAGCATCTCCGATGCTGCTTGGGGAGAATTCTTCCGTCAACTTGAGTATAAAGCTCAATGGGTTGGTCGAGTTATCGTTAAAGTGCCGACCTATTATCCAAGCAGCCAGACCTGCTCTTGCTGTGGCTACCAAAACGAAGAGGTAAAAAACCTCAATGTTCGGCATTGGGTCTGCCATCAGTGTGGCACATTACATGACAGGGATAAAAACGCAGCAGATAATATTCTAAAGAAAGGAATGGACATGCTGGCTATGCCAGCCGCTTCATAAAGCACAGATAGCGGTACGGTCAGGACGACCGAATCCGGGCGTTAAGCCAAAAAGTCTGTGGAGAGTGAGCCTCTATCAAGGGCTACGGTCTGCGGTAAGTTTGCTCCGTGAAGCAGAAATCCATACTGTTTTGCGGGAACACCCGCAAAAAGTTGGAGGTCCGAGCTTGGAAATGTTAGGGCTTTGAAGATCGACGGCGAGCCGTATTTTATCGGTAAGGATGTAGCAACGGCTCTGGGATATACGAACACCCAAAAGGCTATTCGCGACCATGTTGATAACGAAGATAAGCTGACAGAACGATTCGTTCTGTCAGGCCAGAACCGCGAAGTGGTCTTTATCAACGAGTCTGGTCTTTACAGTCTTATCCTTTCAAGCAAGCTCCCGAAAGCAAAAGAGTTCAAGCATTGGATAACCGCCGAAGTCCTGCCCGTTATCCGTAAGACAGGTGGCTATGTAAACGACACGAAACAGTTCGTCGATTACTACTTTGCGGACTGCAATACATATGGTCGAGAAGCTATCACGCTTATGCTCAACGAAACAAAACGAATGGCAAATCAGTTAAAAGCTCAGGCTCCAAAGGTGCTGTTCGCTGAGGCTGTAGAAAGCTCGAAGACATCTATTCCAGTCGGCGACCTTGCGAAGCTTATAAAGCAGAACGGCGTCGATATTGGATAGAATCGTCTCTTCTCGTGGCTGAGAACGAACGACTATCTGATAAAGTCGGGTGACAGAAAGAATATGCCGACGCAGAAGTCTATGGACTTAGGTCTGTTCGAGGTTAAGATATCGACTTTCTACAGACCCGATGGCACGGTAGATATCACGAAGACGCCGAAGGTCACAGGTAAAGGTCAGACTTATCTTATTAACAAATTCTTGTCGAGTTTGAAAGGAGCGGCGGCACAAAAACCGATAGTGTACAAGAGAAAAAACAATGATTAATTTAACGCCCGGGCGAAAGTCCGGGCAGAAAGGAAAAATTATGAATTGTAACAAAACGACAAACTTTTTTTCTGAACTTAAAAGACTTTGTGACTCGCGCACCTCGTGCGAGGCTGGCGCGGAGAACAAAGAGCAATGCCCGCTGTTTGATTTTTGTTTTTGCGAGCGCAGTATTACAACAAGAGACGCCGAAGAAATTATAAAGGCAATCGAAATTTTGCAAAAATGGAGCGACGAACACCCGAAGAAAACATACGCACAGGACTTTTTTGAAAAGTTCCCAAAAGCACCGAAGGACAAATCATTTAAAGAAAAATGTCCTTGGGTGTGTCGAATGGGAATATACGGCGGAGAGTGTCCGAGCGCAGGATGTGTTGAATGCTGGAACGAGCCAATGAATGACGAATAAACACCGAAAGGAGTTAACGAGAGGTAAGAAAATGGATTGCAACAAAAACGGTGACGAAGAGCTTGTAGTCTTGATCCGATAAAAATAGCGACGTCAAATTACCCGGATATCGTGCAGTGCGGAGATGCCTTTCGGGTTAGGGATGATGATTGGAAAATTCCGGACTAAAAGGAATCGGGTTTTGATTTGAAAAATGAAAATGAGAAGGGGAGATGAAATGGCTCAGGATTGGAGTGGCGATGCAAACTCTGTGTACAAAATTATCGGGGCGTCTAACCACTCAAACGAAAATAGGGCAAACGACGACTACTACGCGACTGACCCGAAGGCGGTAGAGGAGCTGCTGAAACGAGAGAAATTTTCTCACTATGTGTGGGAGCCGGCTTGTGGTGGAGGACATATATCAAAAGTATTGGAGGCTCACGGCTACGACGTTCTGTCGAGTGACATTGTGGATAGGGGTTATCCGAATACATATGTGGCAAACTTTTTGAGAACCAAACCTCATCCCACAAAATATATACCACGCGACATTATCACGAACCCGCCGTACAAATATGCCAAGGAATTTATAGAGAAAGCCTTAAAGTTATCTATGGATTCAACTAAAATTGCTATGTTCCTCAAGGTCGCATTTCTTAAGGGCAAGGCAAGACGGGAATTGTTTGATAAAACTCCACCGAAATATGTGTATGTATTCTCCGGCAGAGTGAACTGTGCTAAGAACGGCGACTTTAGTAAAGCTGAGTCGAGCGCTGTGGCGTATGCGTGGTTTGTTTGGGAAAAGGGGTTCAAGGGCGAACCGAAAATTAGATGGATTTAACACGCCGAAAGCAAGAAATCCCCCTCTTCTATAAGTGGTGGGATGAATTGCGGCAAACTTTTATTGTATATATAGACGGGACAACCGTAAATGATGAAAGAAGGGAGTGATCCGTATGGCAAACAGAGCATATAAATTCCGAATATACCCGAATGCCGAGCAACGAGAGTTGTTTGCTAAGACATTCGGCTGTGTCCGATTTATCTATAATCGTATGCTTGCGGATAAAATTAAGCATTATGAGAATACTGGGTTGAAGCTTAGCAATACTCCCGCCCAGTATAAAGACGAATTTGCGTGGTTGAAGGAGGTTGACAGTCTTGCTCTTGCTAACGCACAGATGAATCTTCAGGCGGCTTACAACAACTTCTTTCGAGATAAGAAAGTCGGATTTCCGAAGTTCAAGAGTAAAAAGACTCACCATCACTCGTATACAACAAACAATCAAAAAGGGACAGTTGCACTTATTGGCGGCAAGCTGAAACTACCAAAAGTCGGTATCGTGAAGATTAAACAGCACAGACAAATTCCTGAAAACCAAAGGATAAAGTCTGCAACGATTTCTCGGGAGCCGTCCGGAAAGTACTTTGTTTCAGTTCTCGTTGAATACGATTATGAAACACCCGAAAGACATTTAGACAAAACGAGGGCGTTGGGGTTGGACTATTCAAGTCATAGTTTCTACGTCGATAGCCAAGGCAGAGAGGCTGACTACCCGAAGTTTTACCGCAACGCTCAAAACGTTTTAGCCAAAGAACAACGAAAGTTGAGCTTGATGAAATATGGGAGCAATAATTACGAAAAGCAACGAGTAAAAGTTGCATCCATACAGGAGCACATTGCTAACCAGCGTAAAGACTGGGTACATAAGCTCTCCCGACATCTTGCAGACACTTACGACATCATCTGTGTGGAAGATATAAATCTACAAGGAATGGCTCAGTGCCTTACCCTCGGTAAATCTACGAATGATAACGGTTTCGGGATGTTCCGTGATATACTCAAGTATAAATTAGAGGAACAAGGGAAACGGTTGGTTAAGATAGATAGGTGGTTTCCGTCCAGCAAGATGTGTCACGTCTGTGGCTGTATAAACGAAAATCTAAAATTATCTGACCGTGTGTGGACGTGTAGTTGTGGAGAGGTTCTCAACCGAGACCATAACGCCGCAATAAACATATTAAACACCGGATTAAACCAAATAGACTAAAACAAATCTGAACCGTGGGACACACGGAGTTAGCTCGTTGATACTTAGTCCGTTAGGACTATTGAGCGAGAAGCCCCCGCCTCTATGCATAGCATAGGCGGCGGGGGTATGTCACACCAAGGAGGAAATCAAATGATATTTAAAGGAGGAAATCAAATGATATTTAATATTGTAATGATAGTTATAGCTGTGGTTCTCACGGCTGTAGGTGCGACTTTAGCTTACATAAAGGGAGAATACGGAGACGACATTCCGGCGGCGATTCCTATAGTAAGTTTTGTGTTGGCGATATGTCTGTTCGTACTCTCAGCTTCAGCGGCTATTGTACCGACCGGATATACGGGAGTGAGAACGACGCTCGGTCAGATAAGCGACCAGCCTGTACATAGTGGTTTCAACTGGAAAGTGCCCATTGTTCAGAGCATAAAACTTGTAAATAACAAACAGCAGGACGCACAGTTCGGCGGTGACAAAATCTGGTCGGAGACTGGAAGCAGAACAGCAATTTACTACGCAGACGTGACCGTTACTTATCAGATTAACCCCGATAGGTCGGCGTGGATTTACGCTAATGTCTCGGACTACAAGAACTCTCTGGTGTCCGAAAACATAGTTGCTTCAGCTATTAAATCCAGTAGCAAAGTGCTTAGCGATACCGACGCGACGAACCGCTCGATAGTTGAACCGCTGATAATGAAAAATCTTCAGGCTTCTATAGACGAGAAGTACGGCGAGGATGTTGTTGCGATACTCAAAGTGACGGTAAACGACATTGACTTTGACGAGTCATATCAGGCGGCGATAGCATCAAAACAGCAGGCTCAGCTTGCGGCAGAACAGCAGGAAATCGAAAATAAAAAGGCTGTGGATAAGGCAAAGGCAGACGCAGAGGCGAAGCTTATAAAATCTAAGGCTGAAGCCGAAGCAAATGACACTCTTGAGAAGTCCCTGACGGATAAGATTCTTAAAGAAAAATACATAGAGAAGTGGGACGGAAAGCTCCCGAGTGTGATGACCGGCGACGATGGAAGTTCGATAATGATTCAAAAGTAAGGAGGGAAACGATAATGACTGACGCATTTCTTTTTAACATTCTTAATCTGATTGGTCTTTATGGTAAAGCAATTCTTGTGTTCATCGAGAAAATACTTGGACTGTAAAATCCAAATAAATAAAAATGAAAAGGGGTAAAACAAATGGGATTTCAGAAAGCAAAAAGAGAACAGATTTGGCTTAAGGTGCTACTCGCGGGTCCAAGTGGAAGCGGTAAGACTTTTTCGGCGCTGAGACTGGCGAATGGCATAGCCGCCGCTGCGGGTGGTAGAGTTGCCGCAATCGACACGGAGAATGGTCGTATAAGATATTACGCAAATGAGTTCGACTTCGACGACCTTCAGCTTCAGGCTCCGTATACTCCCGAGAAATACATTCAGGCTATTGAGGATGCGGTTGACGGCGGATATAAGACTCTTGTTATCGACAGCATAACTCATGAGTGGGATTACTGTGTTGATTATCACGACAAGATGCCGGGCAATTCTTATACCAACTGGGGTAAGGTAACTCCGAGACATGACGCCTTTATGGAAAAGGTTCTTCAGTCTCCCATACATATTATATCCACCGTTAGAGGCAAGGACACTTATGTTCTTGAGGATAGAAACGGAAAACAGGTTCCTAAGAAAGTCGGTATGGGCTACAAGCAGAGAGATAACACGGAGTACAACTACACTCTAACCTTTAATATCGCGCAGGACACCCACATAGCGGAAGCTCAGAAAGATAATACACACCTCTTCGAGGGCAGATACGATGTGCTGACCGAGCGCGACGGCAAGGCTCTGTTTGACTGGGCAAACGCTGGCGACGCTCCCGCTTCGAAGCCGGTTAATAAATCCGCCGCAGAGGAAGAGCCGGTTGCAGATGTTCCTGTGGCTGAGAAGTCTAAGATAGAAATGGCTATAGACAGCATTAACAAACTCGCTAAAGAACTCGCAGACAGCGGTGTGGCGAAGAAAACAATTTCAGATATAATCAAGTCGGTTTCGGGTAGTGCAAACTATAATAAGATAACTGACTTTGAGGTAGCGACAGATGTTTATAAGGAGCTTGTAGCCCTTAAAAATAAGGAGGATTAATTATTTATGGTAGAGAATAATGTAACAATCATCGGTAGACTTACGGGCGACGTAGAAATAAGAACCGCCGGTAACACAGACAACAGAGTGGCGAATTTCATTGTGGCTATCAATCGTCCCAAGAGAAAGGACGCAGAAGACGAAGCAGATTTCATCCGTGTTAGGGCGTGGAACTCAACCGCCGACTTTATCGAAAAGTATTTCGGCAAGGGTTCTAAGATAGGTGTCAGAGGTTCCATTCGTACAGACTCGTACAAGAATAAGGACGGCGAAAACAGAAGTGTGACATATATCCTTGCTGATGAGGTCTGCTTTATTGAGTCTAAGTCAACTTCCAACGGCGGCTCTGAACCGAAAGCAAAGGCGAGCACGAAGAAAGCAAATGTTGATGTCGCTACTGACGACGACGATCTGCCGTTCTGATGAGACATATGGAAAAATACAGCTTTTCTAAGTTGTCTTCTTTCCATCAGTGTCCGCTGCAATATTGGTATACATATATAGCTCGTGAGCAGGGAGAAAATAATGCTTTCGCACAGTACGGAAGTTTCGTTCACTCCCTGCTCGAACACTGGGGCAAAGATGAACTTGCCGAGTATGAGTTGCTGGGTGAATATGAAGATAAGTTCTTCGACCGTGTAACTCAGGAATTTCCACCCAACAAATACACTGACTTGAGTAAGAAATATTACGACGACGGCGTACAGTTTTTGTCAAACTTCGAGGGCGTGGATGCGAAAGAGATACTCGGTGTAGAAGAACACTTCGAGGAGCCAATTACGGCGGCGGACGGGAGAGATAGCTTCATCATTCAGGGCTTTATAGACCTTATATACATAGACTCGGCGGGGCGGTTGGTAGTTCATGACTGGAAATCAAAAGCAAAATTTAAAAACCCCGCCGAGCAGAAGAAGTATGCGAGACAGTTATACATATATTCAATTTATGTTAAGCTGAGATATGGTAAGTTTCCCAATCTACTGAGATTCCATATGTTCCGTAACAGCAAAGATGTGGATATCAAGTTCAACATTGACGACTATTACGAAGCAATAAACTGGATGCAGGAGACGGTAAAGGAAATCCGGGATTGCGGTGAGTTTGAAAGCCGACCGGATGATTTTTATTGCCAATATCTGTGCGACATGAGACTAAAATGCTGTGGGGAGACGGCGACGAAGTAGCATAAAGTAAAGGAGGTTGATGATTTATACAGGTATTAAAAAGCGATATTCAAAGAGCGAAAGAGAAATTAGGGGATAGAAATGCTGAGATTATGGTTGAGTTGCTCGGTATTACGAACTGGAATCCCTCAAGAAGAGTCGGGTGTTGCCCGAACCCCGAACACATAGACAAGAATCCGTCGTGCTCGTATAACCCCAAGACTTATTCTTTCCATTGCTTTGCGTGTGGCTTTACCTGTGACATCATAGATGCCTATATCACATCCAAGAAGTGTACTTTTCTTGAAGCGTGTGAGATGCTTTTTGATGAGGCGGGTATACAGTATTCATTCGCAGAGCGCGGAACAAAAGACAGGGCATACAAATACCCCAAGCCCAAGTACGCCGACAACAAAGAAGAGGTGTATAAGTATTGGCGAAAGAGAAAAATATCACCTGAAACAATAGATTATCTGAATATACAGCAGGACGAAAAAGGAAACACCTTATTCCAGTATTTCGACCTGAATGACGTGCTCGTAATGTGTAAAGTCCGCAAGTCACGCGCAGTGCCTCACGGTGAACTTAAGATATGGTATCTCGAAAACAGCGATTGCTGTAATGTCCTTTACAACATCAATAAAATAAATACCACTCAGCCGTTGATAATATGTACCGGCGAAGGCGACTGTGCCGCACTCATTGAGTGCGGCTTTTACAACTCCGTAAGCATTAACGGCGGCGATCAGAATACGAAGTGGATTGAAGAGTGCTGGGATTTTCTGCAAGAGTTTGACGAAATCATCCTTGTCCACGACAACGACAGAAGCGGCGAGGAATACATAAAGAAAGTTGCTCCGAGGTTGGGCGAATATCGTGTCAAGGTTGCAGAAATCCCATTGTCTCACACCAATGCAGACGGCGAGAAAGTTCGTATAAAAGACATAAACGAACTGCTGTTCTTTGAGGGGAAAGAGGCGGTCAGAGATGTAATCAATAACGCGAAAGAGTCTGAGATTCCCGCGATAGTCGATTACACCGAAGTAAAGAGATTTGATATGTCGGATGTTGAGGGATTTACAACGGGCTTTGAAGATTTGGACGCTGCGCTCGGCAAGAACTATATGGGTTCTACAACGCTCATAACCGGAATAGCTTCTGCGGGTAAAAGCTCTCTGATATCGACGCTTGTATGCCGATCTATAGAGCAGGGCTATCCTTGTTTTATATACAGCGGAGAGCTTTCAAACCCGTCGTTGAAAAACTGGATTGACTTTGTTCACGCAGGACAGCGGGGGCTTGAAGAAGTGCAGGGCGAACACGGCAAGTATTACAGAATCAAGTCTGATGTGTACAGAAAAATCAATTCCTATTATCGCGGACAGCTTTACTTCTACAAAGATTCGTTCTCGCATAAGACTGAAGACCTCCTCGCGACGGCGGAGAGTGCGGTAAGAAGGCTTGGAGTAAAAACGGTATTCTTCGACAATCTCACATCTGTGGATCTGTCGTGCGACGATAACTCAAAGTGGACTAAGCAGGAAGATTTTATAAGACAAATCATTGACTTTGCGAAACGATGGAATGTAGCTTGCTTTGTGGTTATTCACCCGAAGAAAATGGAGCAGGTACGCAAGATGAGCATCTTTGACCTACAGGGCGTTGCTGCCGCTGCCAACCTTGCACAGCGTGTTATATCGTTGTACCGAGTATCACCTAAAGATAAAAAGGGTGTTGTTGGCAGAAACGGCAAGTTCATTACGCCGCCCATGAAAGGCAGTGTTGTCCTTGAAGTTCTCAAAGACCGATATGGTAGTGCAAACAACAAGGAATTTGCTCTGTACTACGACAACCCGAGTAAGAGATTCTACACAACGCCGCAGAATCTTGCCCATGCTTATGGGTGGGAAGTCGCCGACGGCGTGACAAGTGCGGAGTTGCCTTACGGCACTCCTGCTTATGACGAAGATATGGACGAGGAGGTGTTTGGTTGACAGACAACTTAGTAATTTATCATCTACATAGTGATAACAGTCTGCTGGACAGTTGCACAGGCTACAAGCTGTATATCGACAGAGCCGCTGAACTTGGACAACCAGCTATAGCGTTCAGCGAACACGGAAAACCACTCAACTGGGTCAAGAAAAAGATGTATTGTGATGAAAAAGGAATTAAATACATTCACGGCGTTGAGATATACCTCACTGAAAGCCTTAATGAAAAGGTTAGAGACAACTACCATACGGTGCTTATAGCTCGAAACGAACAGGGTGTGAAAGAACTCAACCTTGCAGTGTCGAAATCATGCGATAAAGACCACTTTTATTATGTAAATAGATTGAGTTTTGACGAGTTTCTAAAGCTATCCAACAACATTATCACGACGAGCGCGTGTCTTGCAAGTCCTCTAAATAAGCTTCCCGTAGACCATCCGATGTACGAGAGTCTTGTTAAGCGATATGACTTCCTTGAGATACAGGCACATGACTGTCAGGAGCAGAGAGACTTTAATGTGCATTTGGCGGAGCTTGCGAAGAAGTACAGTAAGCCGCTGATAGCAGGAACCGATACTCACTCGCTTGACAAATATAAAGCCGAGTGCCGCAAGATATTGCTTAAATATAAAAACAAGTCCTACGGCGATGAAGATACATACGACCTTACATATAAGTCCCGTGAAGAGTTGGACGCTGCATTTGCAAGGCAGGGCGTTCTACCTCCCGAGCTTTACAGACAGGCTATGGACAACACGCTTGTAATGGCTGATATGGTAGAGCCGTTCGAGCTTGATACATCTATTAAATACCCGATACTGTACGGGTCGGCTGAAGAGGATAGCCGAATAGAAGCTGAGCGTGTTGACCGAATGTTCAAAGAGAAGCTTGAGACGGGGGTCATACCGCCCGAGCAGGAAGAAGCGTTCAGAGCCGCACTGGCTGAAGAAAGAAAAATCTTTGAGAAAGTCGGCATGAATGGCTTTATGCTTTGCGAGAGTGAATTGATATGCTGGTGCAAGGAGCATGGCATTGCCATAGGTCCCGGACGAGGTTCAGTTAGTGGATCGAGAACTGCCTTTGTAACAGACATAACTGACTGCAACCCCGAACAGTGGCATACGGCGTTTGCGAGATTCTGCCATGAAGACAGAGTTGAACCGGCTGATATTGATACCGACTGCATAGATAAGGATAGACCCAAAATCTTCCAGTACATAATTGATAGATTTGGGGCGGAGAAGACGGCGCGAGTGGCTGCCTTTGGAACGCTTCAGGCAAAGGCGACTATTAAAGGAATCGGAAATGCGCTGGCTAAGTATTGGGAAGAGAAAAAGAGTGGAGAACAGTTCAAACCGTCCGATAAGTTTTCGCCGGACAACCCGTATTCATTGAGAAACATTGACGGGGTTGTTGAAGAGTTCCTGATGGATGAAGACTTGGCGAAGAAGAATCATCCCGATATTTTCTTCTATTATGACGGGCTTTTAAACACAAAGATATCTCAGTCAATTCATCCTGCGGGTATAGTTATCAGTCCGATAACACTGACGGACAATTATGGCGTCTTTGATAAAGACGGAGAGCGTTGCGCTTTTATCGATATGGAAGAGCTTCATGCCGTCGGAGCAGTTAAATTTGATTTCCTGATACTTAAAAACATTGGAATTATAAACGATGCTTGTAAAATGGCTGGTATTCCGTACCCCCATATGAGCGAAATGAACTTTGACGATCAAAGGGTTTGGAATGATATGCTGAGAAGTCCTATAGCTCTGTTCCAGTTTGAAAGCAGTTTCGCCTATAGCCTAATGAAGAGATTCAAACCTAAATCAATATTTGAACTCACGCTGGTTAATGCGGCTCTGCGACCCGGTGGAGCTTCGTATAGAGATAAGCTTGTTGGGCGCATACCGAACAAAAACCCCAGTGAAGAAATAGATACTCTTTTAAAAAATAACCTCGGGTATTTGGTCTATCAAGAGGATGTCATGAATTTCCTTACGCAAATATGCGGTATGTCCGGAGGCGAGAGTGACCGAATAAGAAAGATGATAACCAAAAAGAAAGTTGATGAGATAGAAGCCATAACCCCGAAAATTCTGGACGGGTATTGCAATCACTCGGATAAACCCAGAGCGGAAGCCGAAGAAGAAGCAATGGAGTTCATGAAAGTTATTAAAGATGCGGGGTCTTATGCGTTCAATTTCAACCACTCTGTGAGCTATAGCTTGGTATCATACCTCTGTGCATATCTTCGTTGCTATTATCCTTGCGAGTTCATCACAGCATATCTTAACAACGCCGCTAATGAAGATGATGTTATTAATGGCACTACGCTTGCCGCCGAATATGGATTTAAGGTAACACCTCCTCGTTTCGGCGCGTCGAGAGATGTCTTCTATTTTAACAAGGAGAAAAAAGAAATAGCAAAGGGGTTGACGAGTGTTAAGTATATGTCCGCTGCTCTTGCAAATGAGCTGTATGACATATACGACGAGGTAAAAGGAAAATCGTTTATGGAAGTTCTCAAAGCTCTCTCGAAGACCTCTATTGATACGCGACAGCTCGATATCCTAATTAAAATTGGCTACTTTGAAGAGTTTGGGAACATGGGAGAGCTATTGAAGCTTGTACAGGTGTACTCGTTCTTTAAGAACGGAACTGCAAAATCTGTTAGCAAGTCCAAGGTTGTAGGTTTCCTTACGGATATCATCTCAGATTATGCGACGGATAAGGGCGTTAAGGGGAATGAGCTTAAGTCTTACACAATAACCGACATGGACGGGCTTTTAGCTGCCTGTGAAGAGCAAATCAGAAAATCAGATGTTCCGGACTTAACCCTTAAGGTTAAGATACAAAACAGCATTGACTATCTTGGATATGTTGGTATTCAGACCGGACTGCCCGAAGACCGCCGTAAACTTCTAATAACAGAAGTATTCCCTATGCGCGGACAGAACGGTGTGCCGTGGGGATATAAAGTGAATACGCAGAGTCTGGGTACAGGTAAGCAGTCGTCGTTGACGATACCGGCGAGAATATATGCCGAGAATCAGGTGGCGAAGGGTGATATCGTGTATGCCGAGAACTGCTACAAGAATCCGAAAGGATATTGGTATCTTAATTCTTATAGGAAGATATGAGGTGACGACTATGAGTAATGTTGATGTCTTTGAAATATTGGTTGCTGCGATTGGTTCAGCAAATTTGGCGGTATTTGCGATTACATGGGTACATGAACTGATAGAGTTTATTAAAGAGAAACGTCGCGAACGAGCAGAAGCTCAAGAAATGATAGCGATGCTCAAAGCAAAAAATCATGAGTGTAGCGTGGAAATCGATGCGCTGAACGCGAGGATCGCAGAACTAACAGAAAAACTGTTGAAAGGCGGCAATAACGGATTCGGCTCAAGCGGGAGGTAAAAATGAAAATTCCCAAATATGTAGATATTGCGCTAAAGCAAAGGACTTTGTATGCAGAAAAACTTGACAATGCAATGTGTATAGTTGACGAATTTCTCGACAAGAACAAAATTAAATGTGAAAGTTATGATACTCATACAGGCGCAGAAATCTATTGTAATCCTTATGACAGTGAAAGACGAATAAGAGAATGCATTGAGAAAGCGGGTAAAGAAGATGAATGAAAATTACACAAAGCTCAAAGATTTTGCACAAAAACGACTTGACGACAGCCGCGAAAACGGCAATGACTACGATATCGGATATTGGGCTGGCTATATCGACGGGTTAAGCGCGCTGTATAAGAAATTATACAGACCCAAAAAAGCCCTCAAAAGGCTGGTACCAAAGAAACCGATAAGCGAAGAGTGCTATTACATATGCCCTTGTTGCCGAGGTGACTTGGGCGTTTCGGATGATGATATTTTTATCTATGAACTTTTGATGCCTAAATATTGCAGTAATTGCGGATGTGCGCTTGACTGGTCGGAGGTAGAAAAATGAGCGATTATATTGACCGCGATGAATTGATAAAACACGTCAAAGATTTACCAACATGGTGGGAAGACGGCGGTGGCGTGTATGGACCGCCCATGAAATATCCAGAGGGTCTTTTCTATCCGGAAGATGTGATAGCGAGTATTGAGAACGCTCCTGCCGCAGATGTACAAGAGATTAAACACGGGAAGTGGATTGAAGACGATTCGGACGGTTGCTATTGTTCAGCTTGCGGGTGGTACGCTGACTACGACTATGATTATGTCACCAACAACGGGTTAGGCAATGATGATTTTTAACTATTGCTCCCACTGCGGCGCAAAAATGGACGGAAAAGAGGTTGAGGGAGAATGACATACGAACAAACAAGGGAACAATTTTTGCTTGCTTGGAATTCGAACGCTTATCTCAATATGTGCGAATCGGACGATATGCACAACGCTATTGTTGCCCTCGAAAAGCAGATACCGAGAAAGCGTGTTGAGGTAAGGAATGAAATAGTGTGCCCGACTTGCAAAACATTAGTTGGGTCAAGCCCTTATTGCCGATACTGCGGACAGGCTTTAGATTGGAGTGATACCGAATGAAAATAGGATATGTTGCCAAACGCAACCTTGAACTAAATCCGCATTTGGCGGAAAAGTTCAAGTTCAAAGAAGCATCGTTCACAAGAAGAATCTCAAGCCGTGGAGATAGGGTTTACTCGAAAATGTTGGCGCGCCCGATTGACTATGAAGAGATTGTGGACAACGCCAACTGGATGAAGGACAGCCCCGGGTTAATCCTCGTTGGTGAGCCTTTTCTCCTTGATGATGAACTGAGAGAAAAGTGTCTGCGTTGGTGCGAATGGGCGAACAAAGTTGACGAAAGTGAGTACAGTTTTTTCGCTGATAGGGAGTGATACCAATGGCTGACGCTGACAGATGTGTTTGCTGCGAAGACCCACGAAAGACGGGCTTGGTATGCGCCATGTGTTTGAGGAGTTAAACCGAATGTATGGCGACGGATTTATAAAATACGAATAGGGAGGTAAAGAACAATGCGTGATATACTTTTTCGTGGCAAGCGAACAGATAACGGCGAATGGGTTGAGGGATATTATTATAAAGCTAAATATTACAGAACTGATGATGAGCTTTGTGATTATATTACTGTTCCGCACCCAAAAGAATACAACGAGCCAAGTTCGCACTATATTGTAAACCCTGAAACCATAGGACAGTACATAGGTCTGAAAGATAGAAAAGGCACAAATATTTTTGAGGGCGATATAGTAAAGAGAGTTTGGTTCGGCAAAAAGAGCATTTATCAAATTGTCTATGACAACGATCTCACGAGTTTTATCGGGCAAGCGGGTGTGAGATTTACAACATTTGACTATGGTTCAACCGAATTTGAGGTTATTGGCAATATCTATGATAACCCCGAGCTATTAGGAGGTAACGGATAATGGCTGATGCAGATAGAGAACGACTGATTGAAACTCTGAAAATTGATCCTTGTCCATCGCCTTATCTTTGCGGCGAGAATTGCAAGTATGCGAACCTTGAAAGGTGCTATGAGGAAAGGACGGCAGACTTACTTCTTGAACACGGCATTATCGTGCCGCCGTGCAAGGTGGGTGATATGGTATGGTGGGTCACTACAATCGTTGACGAAAACTGCGAGGAAAAGCCCGACATTTTGCTTGGCGAGATTGCCAGTTTTTCCATGCAAAAAGAGGGGCTTTGGGCGTTCTGTCGATATGTTGGTGGCTTGACTTTTTGGCATTTAGTTTCTGATTATTTCGGCAAAACCGTATTTCTCACCCGTGAAGAGGCAGAACGAGCGTTGAAGGAGCGTGAAGATAATGGCTGAATACATAGAGCGTGAGGCAGTGATTAATAAAATTGAAGGCGCAACTTGGTATCACATAAGTTGTCAAAAAAATTTAGTTGAAGGAGCTGCGTGTGAAGCTGATGCACTTTATAAAGCCACAGACATTTACAATATTATAAAGTCAGCACCAATCGCCGATGTGGTTGAGATTGTCAGATGTAAGGACTGTAAGTATTGGCAAGACAACAACGATGGATGCACTCATCAAGAGTGCCGATGGGGTAATTATGAAACTCCTGACCCTGATGATTATTACAGTTACGGAGAATTGAAAGATGGTGACACGGAATGAAAGCAGAGAACAGAATAAGATTCGAAAGGATAACAGGTCAGATTGAAGGTTTGTCCTTTTGCATTGAAAACAAGGAAATATCAGGAGCACTGCTTGACATAGCCGAAACGATCGACAGCGTTATCAAAAGCGAAAGTGAGGACGGAGGGAATAACAATGGCTGATACAGATAGATGTGTATGTTGCGGAGAAATAGTCCCCGAAGGTCGGCAAATTTGCCCGTCGTGCGCGGCGGCATACATAATGACGAGAGATATGGGTAACGGAAGGAATCCCGACAGAATAGACGGCTTTCTTGAAACGCTTGGTCGGGCGTGGAAGAGGGTTCCCGATTGGAGGTTCTTTCAGTTGATATGCAACATCCAAAGAGCAATGCACTCTGATGGATTTTATTTAGAGGACGGTGACTCTGAGCAGTTTATTAAGGAGATGTTTAAGTGAAAAAAGAGTTTAATGAGTGCGTCGGATGTCCGCCTGAACTTGGGTGTATCGGTGACTCGTGTCCACATAGGCGTGTTACTCGATACTTCTGTGACAAGTGCGGTGAAGAGGAGACACTTTATTATGTGGACGGCGACGAGCTGTGTGCAGAGTGTGTGCTTGACGGACTCGATGTTGTCGAGGGTTCGGACGAATAGAGAGGAGAGGTTCAATGATAAAAATTGAGAATGTTGTAGCACCTTCTACTGAACAGTGGGAGGCGATTATTAGGGGGCTGCCGAAATCCTATGAAAGGCGCAGAGGGTTGACATGTGGAAAGACATTAAAAATTTTGAAGGTCTTTACCAAGTTAGCGATCACGGCGATATCAAGAGCATTGAACGAACTAAAACTAATAACGCTGGAACCCAAAGAGTCGAAGAGCGTATCCTTAAACAGAGACGCGATAAAGACGGATATTTAGCGGTATGCTTATCTAAGGAAGGCAAACATTATGGAAGACGCGTAAATAGATTAGTAGCAGAGGCGTTTATTCCAAACCCCGAGTGTTTACCAGTGGTTAACCATAAGGATGAAAATAAACAAAACAATGAAGCTGATAATCTGGAATGGTGTACAGTTCGTTACAATACTTGTTATGGTGACGGTCTAAGAAAAATGGCTGCAAAACAGGGTCGTCCAGTTATACAAGTTTTGAATGGTAATATTATTGGCGAATATTATTCCACGGGAAACGCATCAAAAGAAACTGGAATACCGCAAGGAAATATCTATAAAGCATGTGCCGGTGAGAGAAGAATTGCTGGCGGGTACGAATGGAGGTTTAAAGATGAGTATTAAAATTGAAAATGTGGTATTGCCTTCTTCTGACCAATGGAAGGTTATTATTATGGGGTGCAGAAATCCAAAAAACTCTTGGATAAGGAGCGACAGTAAGTTTAATTTGCAGACGACATGGGAGAGCGATCAGGATTTTAAAATCGGACCAAACGACCTTAAACTCATGTCCACACTTTGCAACGCCGGTACAGATCATAGAAAATTTATGAGAATGATCCCTGTTTACTTAGACATTATTGCTCCTTTGTATTTTTGGAAAGAATTTTCGACTTACAAGGTGGGTACGGTTGCCAATTCCTGTTCTACCATGCACAAGATTCATGCGAAGGAATTTACGCTGGAGGATTTTTCACACGAACACCTATTGAGTGGAAAAGGGTTTAAGCTTGTTTATGATGATTGTAATCCAGATAGAGAAGTTGACTTTCACCTTAAAATGGCAAGTCACCAACTTCTTGAACTAATCATTAATACATTAAATTATTACCGTAAGATATTTCTCGAAACCAAAGACAAAAAATACTGGTGGCAACTTATTCAGTTGCTTCCATCCTCCTATAACCAGCGCCGCACTGTAATGCTAAACTACGAAGTGCTAGCCAACATATACAAGTCTCGGAAAGGGCATCGTTTGGACGAATGGAAGACCATGCTCGATTGGATCGAAACCCTTCCATATTCAGAGTTGATAACAGGGAAGTCCAAAGACAAGAATGAAACCGAGGGCGAGGACGAGGAGGACTAATATGGACGCAGTAGATTACCTTAAGACAAAAGAGCGAATGTGCGGAGAGTTGTGTGGTTGTTCGGGGTGTCCGCTTGCTGAGGAGGGGGTTGTCGGCTGTGACGCTATCGAATCCCAGCGTCCCGAAGAGGCTGTCGAGATAGTTGAAAAGTGGAGCGTAGAACACCCGGTAGAAACATACATAAGTGACTTCCTCAAGAAGTTCCCGAACGCGATATTGGACGACAAAGGCTATCCGCCTAACTGTGTGAGATACCTTTACGGCAACGACCATGCTACAACCAGCGGCTGTTGGTGTAGTGATTTTTCTTGCTCGGATTGTTGGAACAGACCTATAAAGAAAGAGAAGTGTAGATATTATAAGGCTGAACACGGAGCAAAAGTGTGCATCGGTCAAAAGGGTGAGCCGTCGTGTAAATGTGGCGGCGACGTGAATTGCTGTGAGAGAGACTAAAAGGAGAAGATAAATGGGTTATTACTTTAACAGAGAAGATATTTTGAATGGCGCAAAAGACTGCGTTTGCAGGAGCAGGGAGGCGGAATACAGCTCGCCTGAGAACAGCTTTACCGCGATAGCAAATTTGTGGACGAGCTATCTCGATGCGGCGTTCCCGGACGAAAAGGTTTTGCTGACCTGTAAAGATGTCGCCGCTATGATGGTGCTTTTTAAAATGGCAAGGGTGGCGACCGGTAGAGGCAAGGCTGATAACTGGATAGACGCGGCGGGGTATGCGGCGTGTGGTGGTGAGACCGAGAAGATAATTCGACCCGACACAGAAGTCTCGAAGGACACTGACTGTGTGGTGGTTGTGTGAGAAAGAAAAAGCTAAAACGGGAGCTAAATTCTCTACGCACCGACCTCGAAGCCGCTAAGATCAATGCTGATTTTTGGAAGGGATATGCGAAGTTCAGTCAAGAAAAATTAGAAGATAACAAACAACTCCGTGAGGAGAACTTAAGACTAAACAAGCTGCTCGCAGAGGTGACAAGTGACCTTAACGCACTTCGCCGAAGTAGTGGATTCGCTCATGCTTACTGCGCTTACGATGAGTGGTTAGACAAAGAATACTGTGACCGTTGCAGAGAGAACGGATATAACGATTGGAAATGGAGAGGAGTTTTAAAAAATGAAGAGAATCATTGACGAGATATTTGACTGGATTACAGCGATAGATGAGGCGGCAGTAATAACTGCCAAAGATGAGGCTCATAGCGACCATAAGGGTGACGAGCCACAGATACATACGTGTCCCGCAGACTGCAAGGGAGCACCCAACGCCAACTGGCACTCAATAAAAAAAGTTAGCGACCTGCCCGAATACAGCGGAAAGTTCATCGTAACGACTGAGGAGTTCTTCTATTCAATTAACTGTATACACTCGGGACCCCGCAACGAGAGAGCGACCGTTACAGCGTGGTACGACGCCGACTCGATGACTTGGGAGATTGACGGCGTGGACGAACCTATAGACGCAGTTGAGGGTGGAAGTGTTGACGGTGTGCTAACCTTTGTGGTGGCGTGGCAGATACTTCCCGAGCCTTACGAGGAGGACTGATAGGATGATTAATATTCTTAGAAATGGAGCAAGCAAAACACTTGAGTTTAAGTGTTCGACCTGCGGGTGCGTTTTCGAAGCAGACATAAATAGCTATATTCTGACGGGAGAGGAGATTGTTCGTGAGTCATACGATGGGGCGCACAAAGTTGTTGTGTATGCACCTTATACAATGTCAAAATGCCCATGCTGCGGACGAGTAGCATACGAGGCTTAACTTATATATACGGAGGTTTACAAAACATGAAAGTAATACTTTATACGACGCATTGCCCTAAATGCAATGTACTGACGACCAAACTGAAATCGAAGGGAGTGAACTACGAAGAAATTACCGATGTGGATGTTATGAGAGACAAGGGTTTTATGTCGGCTCCTATGCTTGAGGTTGACGGAAAGACAATGACTTTCGTCGAAGCAATTAAATGGGTTAACGAGGTGATGTGATATGGGAAAATACAATAACTACGAAAAGTATGCGAAGTATATTAACTTTATAAATAGATATAAAGGAGCTACAAACGCTTCGACTGGAAGCGAAGTAGACTCTAATGCAAATGTGGAAAGTAAAAATGTCGCCACTATGCAGGGCGAACTGAGCAAAAAAGACATAATCGGAACCAACAGGCTTCTGATGATAAATAAACTGACTTCTATGTACGATAAAGAACTCGCGGAAGAATATATCCGACAGCTCGAAAGTCATGAGATATATAAACACGACGAGACAAGTATAATGCCGTACTGCGTGTCTATCACTATGTACCCATTCCTTTTTGAGGGGCTTAAGTCAATCGGCGGACTTTCGGATCCGCCCCGCAATCTTGATTCGTTTTGCGGCTCGTTTATTAACCTCGTTTTTGCTATAGCGTCTCAGTTCGCGGGAGCTGTTTCGACCCCGGAGTTTCTAACATATCTCGACTACTTTATCAGAAAAGAGTATGGAGATGATTATTATCTTCACGCGGATAAAATTGTCACAACTGGGAGCAGAGAGAAGAGTATAATCAAGGTTATAGAGGATAAATTTAGTCAGGTTGTTTATTCTTTAAACCAGCCCGCGGCAGCGAGAAACTTTCAGTCAGTATTTTGGAACATCGCCTATTTCGACCACAATTATTTTAATGGTATTTTTCATGATTTCATTTTCCCAGACGAGACCGAGCCTAAGTGGGAGAGCGTTAGCTGGCTACAGAAGAGGTTTATGAAGTGGTTCAATGCTGAGAGACTTAAGAAGCCTCTCACGTTCCCGGTTGAAACAGTAAACCTTCTTGATGATGGAAGTGCTTATACCGACAAAGAGTGGTTCGACTTTGTGGCTGAAATGTACGCGGAGGGGCACTCGTTCTTTGTATATCGTAGCGGTAGTGTTGATTCGCTCTCGTCATGTTGCCGGGTTCGCAATGAGCTACAGGATAACACCTTCTCCTTTACGCTCGGTGCAGGTGGTGTGTCTACGGGGTCAAAGGGCGTTATAACTATCAATATTAACAGACTCGTGCAGAACGCGACCAAGCAGGGTATTGATCTTTCGGAAGCAGTAACAACTCAGGTAGAAAAAATTCACTGCTACTTAAAGGCGTTTAATGAGATTATGAAAGATAATTTCAAGGCAAAGTTGCTTCCTGTCTACGACGCGGGGTATATTTCGTTGGACAAACAGTTTTTAACCATAGGCATTAATGGATTTGTTGAAGGAGCAGAGTTTTTAGGCATAGAAATTAGTCCAAACGATAGGTATTTTGAGTATGGCGAAAAGATTCTGAAGCCTATATATGATAGCAACAAGAAAGAAAGAACTGATGAATTGATGTGGAATACAGAATTTGTACCAGCGGAAAACTTAGGAGTTAAAAATGCCAAGTGGGATAGGGCGGATGGACTGTTTGTTCCCCGTGATTGTTACAATAGTTACTTTTATATAGTAGAGGACGAAGCTACGAATACTGTTGACAAGTTTATACTGCATGGTAGCAAACTCACAAAATATTTGGACGGCGGGTCAGCACTTCATGCTAACTTGAACGAACATTTAACTAAGGAGCAGTATGAAACTCTACTGTTGGATGCCGTTAAAACCGGTTGCTCATACTTCACTTTTAACATTCCTAATACAATATGTAATGTGTGTGGGCATATCAGTAAACGCCGTCTGGACCATTGTGTAGAGTGCGGAAGTCATGATGTAGACTATTTGACCCGTGTCATAGGTTATCTTAAGAGAGTGTCTGCCTTTTCAGAGGAAAGACAAAAAGAGGCGGCAAAAAGATACTATGAATAAACTCAAATATATCGGTTATACGATAGTGTTTCAAGAAGTCCCCGACGAGGTAACGCTCGCCGTCAATATAAGTGGTTGCCCTCACAGATGTGAGGGCTGCCACAGCGAGTACCTGTGGGAGTATAAAGGAAGATATCTTTCCGACGACATCGCCCACTTAATACAAATGTACGAGGACTTAATTACTTGCGTCTGCTTTATGGGAGGGGAACAAAACCCAGAGGATTTGGTAAAGTGTCTGCTTATTGCAAAAAGTCAGAATCTAAAAACCTGTGTATATAGTGGTTGTGATGACATAAAAGTTTTATCACAAAACGGTATCACCCAATATTGTGATTACATAAAAATAGGGCATTACGACAAGAAGCTTGGAGGATTATCTTCTTCTTCAACTAATCAAAGGTTTTATGCCTTGTCCTCAGATGGATTTATAGATAAGACCTCTCTTTTTAGAAAGGGGGTAAGACCATCTCTCGCTTAAATCTTATTGGCAGAAGGTTCGGAAAATTAGAAGTAAAAGGCTTAGCATACATCCGCAACAACTCAACTTATTGGAGATGTGTTTGCGATTGCAATCTAAATAAAGAGGTTGTTGTTCGCGGGAAATATTTAACTAATGGCGACACGAAATCTTGTGGGTGTCTTGTAATTGAGCGAACCCGACAGACAGGGAAAAATAATAAAAAATATAATGAATATCAGCATGATGGAGATGTCGTGCGAGTTAAGTTTTCTAATTGTGCAGAAAGTTTTGTGTGCGACAGGGATGACTGGGAAATAGCAAAAAGTATTTGCTGGTTCAAGAATAATACTGGCTATGCCAGAGGTTTGGTAAATAAAAGACAAGTGCTGTTTCATAACTATATTTTGGGGGTTGATACGACGACTGATATAGAAGTGGATCATATAGACGGAGATAGGCTGAATAACACAAGGTCAAACTTAAGACTTTGTACAAGACGAGAAAATGCTTTCAACAAAGGAGTGTATAAGAATAATTCTTCTGGTGTGAGCGGAGTTTATTATCAAAAAAAGCCCCAGAAATGGAGCTCGTATATTAATGTGGACAAACACATGATTAATATTGGTACTTTTAATAATTTTGAAGATGCGGTAGCGGCAAGACTTGCCGCAGAAAAATTGTATTTTGGAGAGTTCTCCCGAAGCAACAACCAGTATGCAGAGAAGATAAGTTAAGGAGAAAAATAATGAAGAAGATTAAAATAAAGTATCATGACGCGAATATGGAGCGTCTTCAGAAAATATCACAGGGTGACTGGATAGATCTCAGAGCTGCTGAAACTGTAGAACTTAAGAGGGGAGAGTTTAAGATTATATCCCTCGGCGTATCTATGAAGCTTCCCGACGGTTACGAGGCTCATGTTGTACCGAGAAGCAGTACATACAAGAACTTCAAGGTCATACAGGCTAACAGCATGGGAATTATAGATAACAGCTACAGCGGTGACAACGATGTGTGGATGTTCCCTGCGATAGCTCTTGAAGATACAAAAATTGAAAAGGGTGATAGAATATGCCAGTTTCGCATAGTGAAGTCTATGCCTAAAGTGCGTCTCGACGAAGTAGACCATCTCGACGACCAGTCCAGAGGCGGGTTCGGTTCTACGGGAGTGAAGTGATGAAGAATAACAAGCTTTTGTTTTATGTCTTGTCGTTCACTTGGGGTTTGCCTATGACACTTGTCGGTGTGGTCGCCGCCGCAGTTATGCTGTTGCTCTTCAGGAAACCGGAGCTGTGTGGCTATTGTATAAGGTTTAGGATTGGCAACGGCTGGGGTGGTGTGTCGCTTGGACTAACGATAATTACAGACAACCAGTCAGAGAGCGAGATTACATACCACGAACACGGTCACGCGATTCAGAACACGCTCTACGGTTTCTTTATGCCGGTTCTCGTATGTATTCCCTCGACGATACGATATTGGCATAGAGAATACCTTGTGCGGATAAAAGGGTATAGATATAGCTCTTTACCCGCTTACGACGACGCATGGTATGAGGGACAGGCGACCAGATGGGGCACAGAATTTATGGCGAGACACAAGTGACTATAAAAGACCAAAAAGATACTGTATAAATTTTGCCTTATACTAATATAATATATAAAAACAGACATTGACTAACTATAAAAAAGGTGGTAAAATATGTTATGCGAGAAGGCGTGTGCTTAATGTTCGCTAATCAGAAAGGGTATAATGAATATTTAAGAAAAAAATGGAGAGTTAGAAAAGTGAAAAAGTATGAAAATTTGAGAGGAGCAAGCGCTGACGAAATTTTACGCGCGTGCAATCAGGAAGCAACAATTCCAATTGATTTATCTGAAATTTTAAAATCGTATGAAGTATCTGCGTTGCCAATTGATTTTACTAAAGTCCAAGAAAAATTGTGTGATAAAACGAAAACAGAAATATTGGGTGCAATAATAACAAATGAAAAAGGAATAGCAATTTTTTATAACTCAGAGATGAAAGGAAATAATCATCGGACAAGATTTACCATAGCACACGAGCTTGCGCATTATTGTTTGTCTAATGATTCTTCTCCTCATATTGAATTTAGGACAAACGATCTCACCGAGGACGAGATTGCAGCAAATACATTTGCCGGTGAATTACTAATCCCACGAAAATCGTTGGAGACGGCAATGAGCGAACTGCTTGTTCCAACAGTAAGCGCGCTCGCGGATATATTTGATGTTTCCGTAAATGTGATGTCAGAGCGGATAAAATTCTTAGGACTAAGTGGTGAGGTAGCACAATAATTATTTAGGAGAGTTTATAATGCCTAAAACGCCGGATTTCTACAACCCCTTAATCGAAGAATTAGAGAGTTATGTGCCAGACTCTTTGACAACGTGTTTACCAAAGGAGTCACAGAACTCCTTTAGGGACAAGGTAAATGGCTATAACTCAAGAGTCCTAAAACAATACATAAAGACTGAAGAGGCTCACCTGATAATGCAGAAAAAAATTGCAATTATCATTGCTGTGGGTGTATTCTTGTAAATAATAGCCTTTAACGTCATTATGTTTTTTGTCGTACTTAAAGACTTTGATGCAGCCCGATACGAGTTGATGTTGGACTTTTTAAAGTATTACATCGGCGCAGTCGTAGTAGAGCTCTTGGGCTTGTGTGCATTTATTGTTAGGAGCGTTTATAAGACGACGATTGGGCAGCTGGCTGAGCACATTATAAAACAGCACAACAACACGAAGCAATAAAGTTTTTTTGTTGCTTAAGAACCTCTTGGTTCCTATACACCTATTAGAGGCGGTTTTGCTTAGGCAGAGCCGCTTCTGTCCTATAAAAGGTATTGACAATATATTTCTATAAGTTATAATTAGCTTGTGGATAAAACAAACGGTAAGGAGGAGCTTTATGACTTTAGAGAAGTATTTCGAAAAGACTGGCAAAATTTATGGCGTTTCAAGTAAGTTTGATTTCGGTGAGTGGCATCACCGATTAGCCGAATTTGACAGCTTGGAAGAAGCTTATAAGTGGCTTAACACTGAAGAGGGCGACTTCCGCACAAGAGAGATTGGGTCGAAGACTCACATTGCTAAAATTGCCGGTATAACCCCTCAAAAGTTAGACAAAGAACTAAAGCCTTATTTTATGAGATAAATTAGGTTAAAAACGCGGGTAGGGAGAAATCCCTACCCGCGTTTTTTTTAATTAGCCTTCTTCGTTCTCGTTTGCGTCTTCGTCGGGCTTTACTTCACTCTGTTCTTTAGCATTACCCTGAGCATGAAGAAACTCATCCGCCGCCTGAGCCGCAGCAGTGAAGCTGTTATTCTTCCAGTAGCTGACGACGCCAGTTACGATGGCGAGCACGACACTGACTATTGCGTACAGCTGATTCTCATCAAAACTGATGCCCGCAACGCCAAATGCGCCGAGTGTGAGGTTGACAAGAGAGCCTACCATAAGAATAAGGCGAACCCAAGTACCAACCGATACATTACTAAGATTCTCAATAATGTCTTTGAATTTTTGCATAATCTTACCTCCCGAATATAAATGCGATAAAGGCTGTCATAGCAGCACCGATAAGAGCAGACACAATGGTCTCCCAACGCTTGCTGGGACGGTCTTTTAAATCGTCTATTGCTTGCTGAAGCTTTCCGAGGGTTTCAATAACCGTGTTAAGCTTAGAAGTAACAACGCTTTGAGTTTTATCTATATCGTCAACCTCTTTATCAAGAGTGGTGTACTCTTTTTCAAGCACCTCGACGCGCCTTTTGAGGTTCTTTATCTCTGTCTCTAAGGCGTCCATACTGATTGCCATTACGATACCTCCTTAAGATATTTAACGGCAACCCATGACATGATATCCGAAAGCAGAGCCTCCTTCACGCCACTGTTTGTTTGAATTTTTGAGACCTTGTGTTTTGTGGGCGCGAGCTGAGCTTTAGGCACAGCCTTACCTCTCGTATTAGAGAGTCCGCCGTAAACTGCCCCAGCCTTAATTGTTACTGTGGAGCCTACACCTATTTTTTTTGACGCACTCTTAACCAACGAAAGGTCTGTCGCGTACACCCATGAGTTAATCTCCTTAAGCAAAACTTTGTTTCCACTCACAGACTTAACTGTGTGTTTACGGAGCTTAACCCATACAGGAATACTCTGTCCTGTGGCATACTTCTTGCCCGCAATCTTAACGACATCTCCCGCCTTTATGGCAGAAGCGGGCTGGGTAGGGGTGGATGGCGTTGTCGGCGTAACAGCTGGCGCACTCGCTGTTCTCTTCTTAAGTTTATATACAGAGGCAACCGCGTCGGCTATTGCAATACCGCACTGTTTCTGCCCAGATGCGTTCTCAACGTGTTTACGATCAGAGGTTGTATCAATAAAAACGGTCTCGACGAGGAGGCTCTGACATTTGACCTCTCTAACGAAACCAAAGTAGTTTGTATTATTTTGTACTTTAACTTTTGCACCACGGTTCGGAATGCCGAACTTAGTAGCAATACTCTTACTGATTGCACCGGCTATTGTCTTACCAGCGTTGTTGCCTACTTTATAGTAAACCTCAGAGCCCGTGCCGTGTGCGGCGTTAAGATGTATCTCCATAGCAAGGTCATACTTGCCAGCATTTATAGTCTTGATACGACTATAAAGACTCTTGTCTGCGTCGTAATTTATCAGCGTTACATTACAGCCGTACTCACGAAGAGCTGCCGCCGCGTACTTACCGATTTCTCGACCTATCTTAAATTCTTGAAAACCGCCACCACACGCTCCGCTGTCGTAGCCGCCCCTTTCATTTTTACCGTGTCCGATAGACATAGCTATGTTCATATTTAATCCTCTCTTTCTATGCCATCTCAAAATTATTTATCTTTAGGCGCGAATATCTTCCCGTAGACAATAGGTGATTTAACAATAAATTTATCGTTCCCCGCTAAAACCTGTATGGCTATCTCGCCGTCTTTCTTTGTTAAAATAGAAGGAACGATATATGATAAAAACTCGTCATCTACTTTAATATCACTAACACTTTTTACAGTGTCGCCCACAAGAAAATCTATAGAATAAAAGTCCGCGCCTTGTAAATCTGGTGTGAGTTGAAAAATAAGCTTAGTCGCCTCATTTTCTCCGACATAACCCATATTAAAGCGAGAGCTTCTCCATAAATCAATTATTACTTCTCGCATTAGCTCAATTCCTCAAAATAAATGCCCACAAGCTGCGATGGAAGATACTGCAAGATAGTGCCTTGACCGTTGCTGTCGTCGCGTGTGCATTTGTAAATTTTGCCACCGTCGAGATAGCACTTGTCCTTGAAATACCTCATGCCAGCCGCCGCTGTAATAGGATTATCAATCGTGCCGTCCTCGCCGACCGTGATAGGCTCCCAGTGTGCAGCCGTATTTTCCGGCAACCATGTCGGATTTGCCGTTATGGCATTGTAGCAGCGATAGAGCCCGCTCGGTCTGCGGACTATACTGCCGATGGCATAATCGACATACCCGCTCCACAGCGGATAAAGCTCGGCATACTCCAAAGCTTCCGCGTCCGTCGTGACCTTTGTCAAAACGCCGTCTATCTTGTTGCGATATGCTTTTGCCTCTGCTCGCGTCATGCGTCTGCACCTCCTGTGATAATTTCAAGCGCCTCGGAGTCGGAAATCTCTTCGCCCGGCTTATCAATCTCCGTCCAGTTTCCCGCGCTGTCGTTGACCCCGAGGTGGACGGTCGTCGCGATAACATCGCCTTTTTGCAGTGCCTTACCGTCGTCTGCCGTGAGTATATTACCGTTTATTGTCATGCTGTCACCACCGTCCATCCTTTATTTGTTGCCACCGCAAGCGTAGCTTCAGGTATGCCGACCGCCGTCGCAGGCGTTATCGCGAGTTTTATAGTTCTCGCGGTGCTTCCCGAAATATCGGGCAGGGAATTAAACATTTCTGTAACCGCCGCAACGGAAAGGTTTGTTTTGCTAAAGTTGATATTACCGGGGAACGCGGTCATGTTTTCCGTTCCGCTAAAAACAACTTTGCGAAGCGACTTCAAGCTGACGTTAATTCCGCTGGCTGTGAACTTCGATATATCAACAACTAACTCTTCGAGTAAATCAGAAGCGACTATCTTTTTAACTTTTGGACAACCCGTCAAACGCCTAAGTTCCGGAGCAACGTCAAGCATCCCGTACCCTGTTCCCGCGTTGCTGTTGGTAGGTGATACGCCCAACCCTTCGAGACCATATGCCCTGCCGAGAGCAGGAAAGCCTTCCATCAAATAGATGTATTTAATGCCGTAAAAATATACGTCAGAGGTGTAAGAGTCGCGGGCACTTACATTATATATCACATCTCTAATTATCGTCGGACAGTAATAGTTGTAGGTGTCTCTGAATTGAATATTGCGATAAGGCGTTGTAAGAGTGATTTTGACGACTATTTGTTTTTTTTCGTTCGACAGCGATTTCGCCCAATCAAACCCATTAAAACCGTAGTCAAGCGTAATGGTTGCGTCATTATTAATACCATTCCCCGCGATTGTCCTGCTTGCCTTTGAAACAAAAGCACCATTAACCACGATTCCCTCGTCCACGGTTGCAGAGGTAGCTCGAAACGTGAATTTTCCCTTGTTAGGATAATTCTCTTTCAGCTCGACAAGCAAATACATAGTATTTGGTTCGACCTTGTCATAATCAGGCAGTCTAAGCCACTCGGCGGGGCGAGTGCCCTGATAAACTTCTCGCGGATCAGACTGTGGCGCGGAAGAGCCGCCTGTTATCGCGTCAACCGCATCACCAAAGCCTTTGGCTTCGTCCCATGTTATCTGGTCTGTGCCGCCTGTTTTAACACGAATGCGATCAGCTGTATAAGTTATGGCTGCATCAAGTTGGATGGAATCAACTATTTTATCAAAAGCCATTAGTAACTACCTCCTGTCCAAGTCGGTAACGCCGCGAGTGTGTCGCTGACTATTTCTGCCTTGTCCGCCGAAGTCCAGTAGTCGGTACCTTTGACGGGTGTCTTGCCATTTGTACCGTCCGCACCTTTATCACCTTTGAGTCCTACATCGGAGCCGTTGTATTGGAGCTTGCCGTCAGAGACAGAGAGCTTGTCAAGTGTATCTTTGTTATCGTGGCTGTGAGATTTGGGAACAAGCTCGTCGAGTGCCGTCTTAACATTTTCGGCATTCGGCAACTGTGTGTTGTTATAACTGACATCTTCAGCGGTTGACGCGCCACCACCGCCTAAAGCCTGACCGCCATAGGTCGGTTTGCCGTCTTTTGACTCGGCGAACTTATCCAAGACAGCCTTATTGCTGTGGCTGTGTTTAGCCGCCATCAATTGTTCAACTTTTGTTGAGATATCTGTGGGGGCATCAGAAGCTACCTCAGTCGAGTCCAGCAAGCTACTTCCAATATAAGCCTCTACTATTGGGGATTTAATAATGTTCTCTCCGTTGTTTCCTATAACCTGAATACCCATAACGGACTCTATTATAGGCATTAGTGTGATGTCCTGCGGAATAGCATAGTTAATTACGCCGTTACTTGCAGTTACTGTGTTCGACGCGATTACCTTTCCGCAGGTACTAAACTCTATCTTGTAAGAGGTTGCGTCTTTGAGGTCGGGCGATAAAGCGATTATAAGCTTGGTGGCTTTATGCTCGCCAATATATCCTATGTTTACTTTAACAGGACGCTGTAAATCTATATATACTTCTCTCAGATTAAGTCACCATCCTTACTTTTAATTATTAAAATCAAGACGGGCGTCTTGACTACTTGTTCATTTGCAACGAGTAGAACGCTATCAGTTGCAACCCACTCCACCCCGTACTTAGCTTCTACGGCATATGCCCCGTCATTAATCTTGAATTTGAGCGTCCATATATCATAATTTTCAAACTCATCAACAGATAAAACCCTTGAGTCATTTTTCGCCAAAGTGATAGTTTGCGAGCCTATCACAAGTCTGATTTTCTCTGCTGACTTAGGGGCTTTTACTTTATACACACCCGTCGTCGCCGTCTTAGGGCTAACTCCGACGACCTGTATTTTCAGTCGTCCGCCGACAGCTAAACTTTTTGTAAGCAACACAGAACACACACCGTCGGTTGCCGTCGCACCAACAGATGACTCTTTGTTGAAGGCGTCTTTAAAATGAACCGTGTAATTGAACTTCTCCCCGACCATAAAATCGGGGAGTTTTATTTTTAGGTCTGCACTATTGTTTTCGCCATCATACCCCCACACCACTTCTTGCGTGTTGGGATATTCGGCGTTTATGTAGATTTTACGCAAATAGCATCAATCCTCTTCAATAAAGTCATAGATTGCAGCTATGTCGTCGGGGGAGAGCTCAACGTTATCAAGCTCCGACAAATAAATCTTTGTGTCGGGCGTAGTAGCCTCTATCTCGCTAAGCTCTTTAATGGCGGCGGTACACTCGTCCGTCTTGTTCTTTTGGATTTTGTAACCACTACCGCTTATGACGGGTTTGCCACTCTCGTCTTTCTCTCCGTACTGCTCAATTATCTGAGAGAGACGCTCTGCATAGAAATCAGCGTCGTCCTTCAGGGCGCTGTACAGCTTCGAGATTTTGTATGCCGTTTTAGCGGGCATAGCATTACAACTTATTTTATTAAGAGCCGCACGGGCTCTGTAAGCATTTTCTATTGTCATTTATATAAGCTCCTTTTATTCGTGTTGGGTTATACACCTATAATCTTGCGCAGAACAAACTTTTGGGGTGTAGACTGTATGCCGCCAATAGTGGCGTCGGCAGTATTTAGCGAGATTCCCAAAACCTCGTTATCCCAAACATATATATATTTAAGTGCTACATATTTAAAGCTTGCACTTCCAGCAAGAAATACCGACACGCCATCTCCATTTCGATTTTTAACGTGTTCTTTAGGAATGAAAGTGTAATTCCAGCAATAATCTTCTGCTTTGTCTGTATACGCACTCCACACAAGAACAATCCCGTTAGGCATAGCTGAAACATTTTGGGCTAAGGAAGCTCTTTGGTCTCCGCCCATAAATGATCCAGAACTCGTCCAAAGCTCAGGGTACGAACCTATTTCTACCCCCTTAACATAAACACCCGATGTCGCTTTCAGAACCCCCGTTTTGATAGCGGGGTTAATCTCCCACAAGGCATTAATTTTATTATAATTAATTTTTCCTGTATTGGCTGTGGTTTCGCCTTCGCAAGTTACATTAAAACCGTTAGGGCAAGAAATTGTTACCCTTCCACCCTTTGCGGTTTTATTACTCGTAAATCCGAGAGATTGAATTACTATATTATTTGTCGCCTGTATACTTAAATAACCTGTACTCTGTAATAATAGATTATTAGCAAAATTACTATCACTGCTTGTTGCGCCGATTACTATTGTTTCCCCGGCTATAGCTACGCAAGTATCTCCGGAGGTATCTTCATAAAGGACAACTCTGCCATTAGTATCTGAACCATCTGTCTTGGTTAAATAAAGACCAACCTCTGTTTCTCCATCTACCGTTTCACTCTTCAGCCACACGTCGTAGTTAGCGCCCTTAACTCTAACCGTACCCGTGAGCTGCGCGTCACCGGTATCAAGGTTAATATAAGTCTCGCCGTCTTTTGATTTAAGCAGACCCGCAGTTATTTCACCCGCAGAAGCTCTACGAACCTCAAGGTTGTTAACTGCGTACCAACCCGCAGTAACATTAGTCTTAGTAGAAGTGTCTTTGACAAATGTAGCTATAGCAATAGAGAAATTAACCGGAGTAAGTGCGGTGCTTTCAAGGCTTTTAGTGTCAATAGTAACTGTGCTATTGAGCGTCGTATAGCCACCGCTTGAAAGCGGCACTTTATCAGAATATATGTTTTTCTTGCTCTCTACGCCTTGGGCGTTACGCACGGTAACAACAAGAGCAATCTTAACATCCAACGAATTATTGTGATACGCTCGGCTATACACGTTACCTGTAATTCTGAATGAGTCGCCAATCTTACACGGATATGATTTACTGATATAAATGAAGTACGGCGAAGCGGTAGGGTAGGAGATAGGGGTAAGCCAACGCTCATTTATATACGGCTTGTGAGCTGCTTCAGCGGCATACTCGGCGGCGGATTTGAATCCGTACACATCAGCAGTTTCTTCGCTTAGGTTGACATAGTTTGTGTAGTCGCCGACCGCAATAGAGTCTATGGACAAACTACCCGTAGCTACAATACTACCGTCCAAATACATCTGTCCGTCTTCCACGCCGAACACTTTCTTGCCGTTCGGGTCTTTAATAAGAATATCACCGTTGTTAATCGCAAGTCCTTTATCGTCTATAGTTACACTGTAGTCTCCGTTTTCTTCAGAACCACCAGCTATAATGAGGTTGTTACCGGCTATAATCTTACCTATAATGACATCTCCGGCTACGCCGTACTTGTAAACATCATTGCCGCTTTTGTCTTTCCCGAGATACAGTTTGCCGACAGCTGTTTTAGCCGTCTCCCACCCATCGTCAGTAAAGACTATACAATTGTTAACAATGCGGAGCTGTTCGCCGTCGTATATAGGATTACCCTGTGAATCCGTAAGAAAGATAGGGTTGCCGTCGGCGTCGAGAGCATCCATGCCCTGCGCGTCCTTTTGTGTTTTACGCAAGCGACCGAGATAGCCGCCGTCGTCTATGATAACTTCTTGATTTTTAGCCGAGAGAGCTTTGTCTTTTGTAAGTATCAGAGCCTCGTCGATCCACTTGGAAGCATCGCTGACCTGCTTAGACATATCTTCGACTATGCCTGTGACATACTGCAAGATAGCCTTTGATTTTGATACATCGCCGAACACATCATCAAACAACGACCTCGGGTCATACTGATTGTATTTGTTACCAAAGGTTAGAGATATGGTTTTGGACTCAAAATCTATGTCTATAGTGAGCAAGTGCAGTTGCTCAAATTGGTCGTCGTCTACTTCTGCGGTCACTATACAGCCGCTCTCAAGTTGCGAAGTAAATGAGGCAAATTGCTGTGAAAAAATAAACGAACGAGTTGTGACTTCAAACTTTCTGTTGGGTGTTGAAATTTTAGAAAGCTGAGTTTTGGCTCGTTTCATAAGCTCAACACACCAGTCAAATATCTCATCCTGAGACATAATATCCGTCTTAGTGATATTGTCGTCGGTGTAATCGGCTTGCTTTATATAGGCAGACAACTCACGAAGAAGCTCGTCCGTAAATATGACTTTGCCGTTGACGTCTCTTGCGGTCGTAGACAAGCTACACGCCGCCTGAATAGCATCTATCTGAGCTTTAGTTGCGTCTGCTTGTGATTTTTGAGAATTATATAGCGTCTGCTTCTGCGCCTTAGCTATAGATAATTCTGCGATTTTGGCATTAACAGTTGCAAGAGCGACGGGCACAGCATCCGTAGTCGCGTCGTCGCCAACCGCACCACTCTTTTTGAGCTGGCTAAGCAGTGATGTCTTCTTTGAGCTTATCGTGCCGGAAAGAATACAATCACGACAGGTGTAATAGATATCAATCTGAGTATTCAGCTTGTCTATATCCATCTGCGTTTCGCTCATAGCGAGATACTGGTTGTAATACTCTCTGTTGAGAGCTACATAACTTTCTTCCACTGAGGCAATTTTTGCTTCCCAGCGCGTAACCGCGTCCTGTAATTCAGGAGACATCCAATGTTTATGGTATGTGAAGTCGTAAATAACAGTTGTACCGATAGGGTTAACTCGGCGAATACTCATATTCTCGTCGCCGGTAACACTTAACGCCGTGTAGAGGTCGTCGTAGTCCTGCGAAATATCAAGCCCCTCAATAATATTGTTCCTTGCAAGATGAATGCTTGTAAGGTGTTGGTCGGCGTAGGCAGCTCTATCATATACAGATATCTTGCGGTTAATTATGTCGTAGCAGAACACACAATCGAACTTGTCCTGCAAGTCGTTCATAAAGAACTCGTATATGCTCGTAGACTCTGCGATCTCAAAATATCTACTACGAGCCTTAACCTTGTCGTCTATATGGTCGAGAGACCACGACGGACATTTAGCTATAGCAAGGGTTAACACGCCGTCTTTGGTATCATTAGATATCAGCGGATAAACACCCGCCTTATAGAACGGCGCTTCAAGCTCCTCAAGCTCACGCTCAACGGACACACAGGATATCTCTTTTACTCGTCCCTCTTGGGAGAACGAGTCTTCAACACTGTCTATTATGAAATATCCAATGTCCGAGGCGTATATATATCTTCCAGTTTCGATGTCACTATAGGTATTACGCACCCTTTCGTCGATAAGCGGAAGAGTAAAGGCTAACTCAGAGAGAGAGCCAAAATTGAGGGTAGCATCTATATCTTTGGCATACGGCAACGCGCACACCGAATTGGTAAGTAAATTATCTGAAGTCACATAACTGCCGGGGTTGCACACCGTGAGCAGGGGAGTCTCGAAGCGTTTGAATTTGTCAAACCTTGCTATCACGTCATCCACCTCGCATTATTCCAAGTAAACTTTACCGACGACACACCGCCGGTAACAGAGATGATATTCTCGCCCGGAACAAGCCTCAAGAAATGCTGATTGACAAGCTTGTTGTAATACTCGGCATTGGCGTCGTTCACAATCGTTCCTATAGCACAATCGGCGTACAACACAGCCTTTGCCGTTGCATCTTTAATCTGCATAGCACGATTGTTATCGCTTTTGTTCGTTATAGTCACATCCGCTTTTGTGTTGCCGCAGGTGATAACAAGATACGGATAGACGTAATCCTGTATGTCCGTATCAACATTAAGCGTTATATCCGAGCTGAAAGAGGTGGCTGTGACCTCCACTTTTTCCTGTATAGCCATTGTGGATGAGCACATACAAGTACAACGCCAGCCGACAGTACCCTCGGCGTATTCAATTTTCTCAGGGTTACAGAATACGCACTCAAGATATTGTCTTTTTATTGTACCGCTCACATACTCGGCTTCTTTGTCGTCCTCGGGGTCTATATAGAGCTCTTTGAAGGTAGGGGAGTTGAAGAGCCAATTCTTTATAGCTCGCTCATGTACAGAACAATACCCCTCTTCGCCGATTATCTCGACCTCGAACTCAAGCGGAGCGCTCTCGCGGGAGACTCCTGTAATATATCTTTTATTCTGCGCAGGAAAGAACGACGACGAGTATTCCACAGAACCCTCCGCCGAAGTAAGCCCATCTGTATCAATTCGCAGAATTGAAAGATTATAACGCGACGAGTTAACTCCGTCATAAATGAACCTATTTCCTAACAGATAAATATTGACTCGCCCCTTTCTAAAAATAATAAAATCTGCATACAGTTTTGATTATTTGTACGCAGATTTTTTGTTATATAAAAAGACCGTCGTTGCCATAACGACGGTCTAATTGATTTATTTTGCATTGCTTACAAGATTTGTATTGTACTCAGACAGCCTTTCTAAAACGAGCGAATAGAGGTCTGGGTATTCGGTTTTTAGATTGCTAATCTTTCTAACAACAGCAGCTCGATGAACCGTTGTTTGTTTGTGTACGCGGATAAACGACTCTTTGCTTAATCTTAATCTTGGGTAGAGCATGGGCTCAACTTTTATGTCATAGAAGAAGTGTAGATTTTCTCTCTTAGACACTGTGGATATTGGTAGAACTGTATAATCATTATTTATTAACTCACTAATAACCAAAACCGGTCTTTGTTTAAAAGCATTACGACCAGTTTTTATATCATAATATGGGGTTGTAGAAGAGCATATCCACCCAAGCATCTATTTAAGCATCCTCAAATTCATCGTAGTACATATCCCATACATAATCGTATGGGCGGACTTTTTGGGCATCGATCCGTATATCGTCAAGCTTCAGCGGAACATTGCCATTTTCACCATCACTTAATCCTTTGCGCGCGTTTTGCCAAGATATCTCGCGATGCGACATCTCGCTTAGCTTCCACGACTCCAAAGAACCATATTCCTGAATAACGTTGTTGATTATATACTTAGCCTCGTCAGATATATGGCTATCGCCGCCCGGTATGCCGTATTCCGCAAAGAAAGACCAAACCTCATGGCACACGGGACCATATCGCCATCCTTCAAGATTATCGCTGAACATAGGAACGCCCGTGACGGCAATGGATTCTCTCTGCGCAAAATATAAGAGCTTTTGAAGCTTCATATTGTCTATATTGCTCTGTGCAATTTTCTTGTACTCTTCATAAATATACTGAGCCACATTAACAGCTTTCTCCATTTGCCCACTTCCTTTCATTTATATCATATCACATTTATACAAAAATGACAACCGCATAATAAACGGGAAAATATTCATGAGAATATCTCCCCGTTATATGCTTGACATTGTTTTAGAGTGTGATATAATCAGCTTATAGAAAATTATTTTTTCATTTTCTTAAACTCATTAAGAATGTCTGTAACGATTTGCTTGTGAGCTCTACGCAGCTCGCCAACCGTCTTCTCGTCAGCCGATCCATTAATAACAACGTCGCCGACTGTAATATTACACGGAGACGCTATAGACACGGACGACGCAGCAGACAGAGACTTAATCATTGAGCTGAGCACCTCACCGGGCTGATTAGCCCACTTGTAAAGAAACTCACTTGCCTTGGCGTTGAACACCTTGTCGCCGTCATTGAGGAACTTGTAGCGACCCTTGTCGGGGGAGCCGAGTATAAGCTCAAGCCCCTTTTCGTCAATGTTGGCTATACCGCCTTTGGCATAGGGAGTACCCGTAGCGTAACCTTGAATATCAGACTTCCACACCCAACCGGTATACGCGCCGTTAACGCCTATGAGGACTTGGTTGCCCTTAACCTGATAAACGGTATACTTGCCTCCGGGGACATGAGATGCCATTTTTGCGTTGCCGCTTTGAGAGGAGAAGTGCGTTGCCGACTTCTTGATAGTCACCTTATCGCCACGGTTGGGTCCAGACTTCCGACTTGTATTAGAAGAACCGCTGGACTTGTTCATGTTTTTGGCGGCGGCTTGTGCTGCATTTTTAGCACTGGTGCTCTTAGTCGCTCTCTCACGAGCTTCACGCTCGGCGGCAGTTTCATACTTGCCCTTGTTGTAGCCCGTCATATTGTCGAGCTTCATACCGTAGTCGTCGTCGAGCAGACTGTTGTAACGGTTAAGAGCTTCGTATGCAGCCTCCCATTTTTCAGATATAGAACTATCGATGGAGTCGCCATACTGACGATTGTACTCAACCATCTCCTGATACAGCTGAGCATTACCGTTCTGCAAGTCTTTTATAGCTTGCTGACGAAGCTCATAGGCGTTGTCGAGGTAATCCTCGATAGCCTCTATTTGCTTCTCGTAATACTGCGTCTGCATCTCTTCGAGGTCGTCATACATCTTCTCAGCCTTGTCGAGTTCCTCATCGCGCTCAAAGTCGTTTAAGTCTTTCTTAGCGTCGGAGAGACTCTCTTCAAGTTCGAGACGGCGCTTCTGCGCTTCAACGGAGTCGTCAGCTTCGAGTTCAAGCAATTCCGCCTGTATATCTGTAACCTTCTTACGCTTTTCGCGGCGCTCTTCCTCTTTGTCTATCTGGTCGTAGTGTTCCTTGAGGAGGTCGCGCTGTTTGTCGTAGAAATCTTTTACATTATCTTGACGCTCTTTGAGAACATCTTTCTCGTTGTTCTTCTCCTGCTTGAGCATATCAACGCGAAGGTCGATAAGGTCTTCAAGGGCGTCCTGTGAGTCCTTAGCCTGTTGTTCCTCGAACTTGTGGATAGCCTCTTCATTTTTACGCCACTCTTCGGCGTATTTGGTCTTATCGTTGAGGTATTTCTTGTAGTTCGCCGCGAGCCATGTGTAATACTCGCCCTCATCGATTTTACCCATTTCGAGCTCATGCTTCTTGAGGTCAACAGCTTCATTCCAGTCGTCGAGACGTTTCTGCTTCTTCCACTTGTAGATTTCCTCTTCGTACTTGCGCCACTCTTCAGCATACTTCTTTTGGTTGTTGAGTTGCTTTTTGTAGTTAGCCTCAAGCCAAGCGTAGTATTGCTCTTCGGTAATCTGATCCATTTCGAGCTGGTGCTTCTTAACAGCCAACATCTCGTTCCACGCTTTAAGGCGCGGGTCATCAGACGAGGAAGAGGAGGAGGAACCGCTGGATTTAGAGGAAGATCCGCCACCAGTGTACTTAGATTGGAAATTAGAATAGTTCAAATTTCCAACCATCTCTTGCATCTCTTTGAGAGACGCAATTTCGTTTTGCGTAGCAACCTTTTGAGCCTCAATCGAGGACGAAAGCGACGTCTTTAACCTTTCGGTACCAGACATAACCAAGTCTTTTTGACCTTTAGCTACGGCGGAAGCCCTATCGAACATACCTTTCCAATTGCCATCAGAAATACTATCCACTAAGCTGCCGAAATAAGCTGCCGCAGAGCAAGCTTCGCCGAACGCAGGAATAAGAATCTTGCCTACAGCTTCAGCGGTGGGCTTCATACCGGAAGCTAACTCTAAGAGTGCGAGCCTTGTCTGGGCTTCTGCTAATGCTTGGTTCACACTGGCTTTTGTGGCGTTTATCTGAGCCTCTACCATCTCTTTGGTAGCACCCTCATTAAGCCTTATACCATTTTCTGTGACTTCAAGCACACCGGCGTACAGAGCTCCGCTCTTAGCAAGTTCAAGCGCGGTTTGAATAGAAAGCGAACCGTTTTCATTCTGCTCTTTAATTGCGCTATTTACGGTATCATAAGTTGTAGATATTTTCTTCAGAGCTGCATCAAGCTCGTCATAAGAGTTGATAAGCCCCTCAACACCACTTACAGCTCCACCGAAAGCAGACTCAAAATCAGAGATAACTCGCTGAGATTCAATTTGAATCTGTTCGAGTGAGAAAGCAGTCGCGAAAGCTGCCTTTGCTGTGTCAACATCAATAGCGCCGTCGTGAAGCTGCTGAAGAATCATACCAATATTGCCCTTCAGCGTGTCACTTGCACCGGCAAACACAGTATCAATATTTTCAGTGATTACGTTTCCGTCTTCATCAAAGAGGTTACTCAACCCATCTGTTAACGCTTTACCGTTCTCATCAAACACCTTAGTGAGCTTTTCAGAAGAACCGAGAATCTCATCAACAGTTCCGGCGAACCCCTCAAGAGTGTCGCGCTCATACGCATCAGCAAGCGATTTATTCGCATCCTTGAGGCTTATTTCCCCGTCATGATATTGCGTAAGAATCTTGCCGATGTTGTTCTTTAACGAATCACTCGCTCCTGCGAACATAACATCCATTTGTTTGCCGATAATATTTCCCTTACCATCAAACAAATTATCGAATCCGCCAAGAACGTCTTCTGCTGACTTTTCTATTTCATCCAGAACATCCTTGGTTGAATAGCCATTGCTGGAAATCTTTGCAAAAGCTGCGGCGGTTCCTGCGAGGTTGCCGTTGAGCTTAATAAACGCCTCTCTATCAGAGTCGTCGGGGATAGCTTGTTTTAACGCCGCTCCAAAGTCGTTCAAGCCCTCGTCTGTGGTAGCCGCTTTGCCAAGAGCCTCAAGCTTGTTTATAGTTGCCTGATTGACATCTAATTCACTAAGCTTGCCCTTAAGCAATGTAGCCCTTTCAGCGGCATCGGAAAGCGAGTACATTATACTTTCATAGAACGCTTGAGCTTCTGGGTCTGTGGAGTCTTCCCAGTTTTTAGCGATGGCAAGAAGATTGGTTCGTATATCCTCGTAGTCTTTTTTGTTCTGGTCGAGTTTTTTAGTTTGCTCTTCAATACTGAGATTGGTATCGTCGTATATTTCTTTGCGCTCTCGTTCGAGTCTAATCAATTCTTCTTGCGCAGACTTAGCGGCGCCAACCTGATTATAATCAACACTTGAGTTGCCGGAATGTCTGTCAAGAGCAACCTGCCACCACTTTAATTTGTTGCCATACTTATCATATGAATCCCCGAAAGAGCTAAGGTCGTTAGCTTCTCTCCATGCCTCTTTATCAGCCTTATCTACTTTCTCTTTTTCTATTTTAGCCTTAGTCTTAAGATAAGCAATCTGAGCCTGTAGTTCAGTGTTTTGCTTCTGCAACTCTTTAGTTTGCTCAATATCAGCAAGAGTCGGGTTGTCAATAGCATTAAGAGCGGTAAGCTGAGAATTAACTTTCTTTAGAGCACTCTCTTGAGATTCAAGCTCTTCTGTTGTACTCTTGTACTGTTCACGAGCTTCATCCGCTTTCTGCGCAAGCTCGTCTTCTATGTTGATTAAATACTGGAACCCCTCAATTAACTTCTGAATAGCGAACTGAGCGATAACAGTAACAAGCATACCTGCGGCGGCTTTGAAGATATTGAGACCGACGGCGGCGAGCTTTGATTCAACGCCGGTGACTTTCAGTTGAGAGCCCATCTTCTTCTGGTACTCTACAAAGCCTTCCCAAGTTGCTTCTCCACCCTTGCAGGAATCAATATAATCCTGCGCAGACTTACTCATTTTATCATAAAGCTCAATAGTCTGCTCGGGGTTTTTAGCTTTTGCATATACAAGAATGTCGTTCTTGTTCTTCTTTCCGGCATCAGTCTCTAAATCAACAGACTCGCTTATCATTGCAGCAAGTTCTTTTCGAGTCTCTTTAGCGTTATTTTTTACCTTACTTATCTCTTGACGCACAGCGGAGCCCCAAGATGCAGCGTGAGTAATACCGCTCTTAAATGTACCATCCCAGTTAATACCGGCTGTCATCTCTTGATATTTTTTCTTTATATCGTCAAGCTGAGCTCCAAAAATAGCTAAATCACCAAATGAAGTACCGCTACCCTTAGTAGTGAATATCTTTCATATTATACTGCTTTGGGGATAAGCAAAATAATATTATAACAAAGGGAGTAGATACAAATGGCGAAAGTATTTTTTTGCCCACATTGCGGAAACGATTTAGATTTGTCGTGTAGTAGCGATCTTATGCAGTACAAAAATGGTGTGTGTAAGTATTGCGGGTATTTAGGAGACTTTTTAGATGTTGGATTAAACTATGATGAGTTTATCAGCCAACTCGGAAATTATTTGACAAAAATGAATCAAAGCGATACGTTTGAAAACATGTGGCGCGCTCAAATAGAAATGTTTAACATAGACCAAGACCCACGCTTCGACAAAGACGCGTCACTTAAATCAATGAAAGACAGAAATAGAGAGGCTACCGAAGCACACTTGCAGTTTAAAGCCCAACAAAATGCTAAGAAAGCCGCCGCTAACGCACTCCACTGCCCCACCTGCGGGTCAACGAACATCAAAAAACTCGACGTCGTTGACCGCGCAGTATCTGTGGGGTTCTTCGGTATCTTTTCTAATAAGATAAACAAGAGCTTTAAGTGTAAAGACTGCGGGTGTACTTGGTAATTAGCATTTGATGACAAAAACTATAATAGCCGCCAGCAATATTGACGAACTAATTAATGATACTGGCGGCTATATTTTTTAATTATGTGTTTGAGTTATATTCACGGGATTTGCTTTCGAGAAATTTGAAATCGACGCACCGACACGAAACTTTATCATTCGGGTAATTAAGCTTTAATTGATAAAGCCGAAAAGCCTTTTTCTCAATACCTAATTCGTTAATCTTAGATATCTCTTTCTTCAATAAGTCTATGTATTTTCCTTTTTCGGTAGAGGATGGAAATGTTCGATACTGGTCGATATCGCCATAATCTAAAGTTTTAAGCATCGTTTTTGGCAAAGGGAACATATAGTTTAAGTTAACAACAGCAATCAACCGATCCGGAGCTCCTGAAGAGCCGCCCGGGAGGTAAATTTTTTGAAAATCTAAGGCGTCGCGCATACTATAATGACGAGACTTGGGGTGAGATACCTGTGTAACATACACCAGCTCATCCATCTCAAAGAGAGTACCAAAGAACGGCTTAAATTTAGTCTCGCCATAATTTGAGTGTGGGATTCTGGGCTCAAATCCTCGAAGGTAGTTCAAATAATCCTCGCTAATAATTACCCAATTTTGCATTTTCGCTCCTATAAAAAATGGTCACATTTTAAATGCGACCATTAATACGATTTTGGTAGGATTCGTAACCTCTATTAATACGATTTTGGTAGGATTCGTAACCTCTATTAATAGTATACATAAAAGGATTGAAAATGTCAACTCAAAAAATAATAAATTTTAGCCAGTCGCGTCCCCTTACTTCCCTTGTTTATTATTGTCTCTTTCACAAAAGGATAAGCCACGCAGATTTGCTGTAGAAATAAGACTTCCTGAATTAGAAACATTAGCTCTAACCTTGGCGTTTGCCGATTCTATAAGATTTTTGTCCCTGTTACGAACAGGTGTAGAACGTTTTAAAACACCACCCATAAGCCTTTTCATCCTTTCAAACAATTTTCTCCACCTCTATTATATAATGAAACAATGCAACAGCCAAGAATAATCGCGCCTTATGCGAAATATTGTTCTCAATCTTTTATTAATCGTAGTCACATTAAACTCCTTTTATTCTAAGTGATTATTAGCCTACAACAACGGACGCAAACCAGCTAATTATTATGTCTATAAGAAATATTGCCTTTGCGCCGATTCGCACTCGGTTGCTCTTTTCGAGAGGATATCTTATTATCTCTACAAGAAGAGAGCCGCCGAATACAGCAAAGACTATTATGGAGTATATTCCCATAGGTGTAGTACCGGCAATCTTCACTGTTGCGGCTATTAAGAAGACCACCACCAGCACCACTAATATTGATGCGGCGAAGGATAGGTATATCTTGTCGTAGCGAGAAGGGGTCATTTCTTACATTCCTTTCGTTCAATGCTTTATGAGGAAGGTTATCTTGGTTCCCTCATCCGTGAAATCGAAGTCAAGCTGCTCGACGTCATCGCGCCAGTATAAAGCGTCTACGAGATCACCTGAACTAACGGCAGAAGTTACCATCTGAGATATACCATCTCGTATATCTTCTTTCGATTCTTTAAGAACTTTTCTGTACTCTTTTGCTTCCTTTGCGGTCATTATTGCAGCGTATTTAACGCCGTCGGCTACACGACGGACTCCGTGCATAAAATTCTTCTTACTAATCATTCTTGTATTCCTTTCATTCTAAATTTATAACAATGGAGGTTGTAGTTATGGATATCGCACATTCCGACACACTTAAGCTTGACGCGAGAGTAATAGGTGACAGAATAGATAGTCTGTTGCCGTATGATTGTAGAGGAGATAAAAACAAGCCACGCTTGCAAGATCTCTTTAAAAGGGCTGGCGTAGAAGAGGCTCGTGTAATAGAACGAGCCGTCGATAAGGGTATCGTCCCTAAATGGGAAGACCTGTTCGCGATAGCTGGATATTTTAATGTTTCTATGGATTATCTGCTTGGACGCACAACCGTTCCCGCCATAGCTCAGCCGTGCGCTAACAGAATTGATTCAGCTATAAAGACTATAGCGGAATATACCGAACAGTCATACGACGACGTTTGCGAGCAGCTTGGTATTTCAGAAGACGAGATAATGAATTATTAAATAGCAAAACAGTGCCCTACAAAAAATAGGACACTGTTTTGCTATGCCTTTTATTGACTTTTGATTTTGATAATAATATAATAGATGATAGTGGATCCACCGTTGTAATTGTTTAACGGTTTCACGGTTAAAAAGACGGTTGCTGATATCCCGCGAGGAGCGGAGTGCGGCAAGCATACCACCTCGTGGGGAAATCTTTTTTCTCAAGGGAGGTGATGTGTATAACTTTACTCTTTAATGTGATAGGGGCAGTAGCTTCTATTACAACAATAATTATGTTCGCGATATATGTATACGAACATATAAAGAAAAAGTAAGCCGTCTATAGCGAGTAGACGACTTACTAATTCGAGAATGTAAATTCTCACTTATAAAGTTGATACTACAGCAACCGTCTGGATGCACTACTGGGGAGATGTTTGTTCACAGCAAACGTCTCCTTAGTTATTATTATATCGATGTCTTCAAATTAAGTCAATAAGTTTAAAAAATTTTACATTTTTTGAAACAATCTCTAAAAATTTTGAAGATGCACTTATCTTTTTTGTTAATCTTTATCTTTATCTATCTTGTGAACCACTACGGGACTTTCGTCGTCGTCAACACCAACGGCAATAGGTGATATCCATTTTAATATAAGCTTGCGAGTAGACGGCTCCTTCATAGAACCAGTCCAGAAATTATGCCAATGCCCACGTCTAATATGAGGGCGGGGAGAAGCGTGAGTTCCGGTGGACGCCGAAGACTGTTTATACTGCACTCGCTTGTATTGCCTAAAAGACGCACCAACACGAACTCCGACATCCCACTTGCGAATCTCGCCGTACTTATCCTTGATGCGGCTCGGCGATCTACGGGTTATTGTTTTCTGCTCAGGATTCTCTTCTATATCAGCATTTGACGCGCAGATATAAAGAACAACCTGTAACATCTTGCTCATAAACGAGACAAGAGTATCGGCAATATCCATATCCAACATAAACTTTTGAGCCTTGTCGTATCGCCCCGACTCGTAAAGATATTTATATCCCTCTTGACGAGTATATTCAAGATTATCATAAAGGTTCTCTTGATTCAGATGTATCGGAAACGCATACGGCATATTATTTTTATTTAAACACAAGAAGCGCAACTCTCTGTCCTGTGTGTCCGTATCATACTCCATATGTACAAAGGTTCCGATAACCTTATCGTCGCCGAAGTAAAGGTTATTGAACTGTATATAGAAACATTGATAGGGGAGGTGCGACAAGACTTCGCTCGGTATGTCGAGACAATCCTCCTGCGCGAATAGCACCTCTTCCATTTCGGGGTCAAGGACAAATACTTCTTTGCTGAGTCTCCACGGTGCAAGAGCGGCGAGTGTAGCTCCGACACGAGACACATCCGACTCATTTTTAAAGTCAGTCTCGCTCTCTACAACAGCCTTCGCCGCCGCTATAGGCACATAGCAATCACTATCCCAACGCGGCAGACCGCCTTGTCCGTTATGTGAATGAATATCGGACAGCAAGTCCCACGCTTTAGGACACAACTCAGTTGCTTGCTTTAACAAGTCTAACGGCGGGTAGTCTTTGACCTTTCCCATTAATTACACCTCTGCTATATTTCTTAGATATATTATAGCAGAAGCCAAGAAATTTTCAATCATTTTTGCGCCTATCCCCAACGGCAGCGCGTACCGACCTACTGCGAACAACGAACAGGTTATCCGTTGATAATATAAGGGATTGTTCGCTCATCCCCGGAGTCGAGCACACCATGTTGATCCGTAGACCAACCGACCATTGTGCTCTGTGAACATTCTCGTTGCTTTTACAACGAGCTTTGCTGCGGACTTTCCTATCTCAGCCTTATTACCGTACCGACTCGCTTTCACGGTCGCCGCCATAATATTACTACTATGGGTTGGTAGCCTTGCATACGGATTACCCCGTGCCACATTATCAAGCAGCAATGCGCTTCTTACACGCACCAGTATCAGTCGTTTTTCTTAACACTCTCTTGTCATTGTCAAGCAATGACTCGTTCAGCGTCACCGCCAGAGCGTTTCGTGGGTATATTCCTCCGATAATTGATAAGCCCACGTTTTTGATGGATGTAACAACGCCGACTATTGCAGGAAGCAACAGTTTGCACTTGGCGAGTGCATCCGCAAATTGGAGTGCGCCGTTTGTCAACTTTACAAAAGTAACAACGGCATCACTGTTAAGAAGATTTGTAGACAAAGACTCAAAAGAAGCCCTTGCTCTTGCGATATTTGCCTCAATACCCTGTGAGTAAGCATCGTACTTCTCCATAGCCGTTCCGGCGGAATCAGCACTTATACCCGCATACTCCATAGCCTTACCATAGTTCTCCATGAGGGTAAGGACGTTTTCTTTCTGTCTTGTAGCACCAAGCGCGGTCGCAATGGCACTCTGCTCGACCTCAGTCAAAGACGACCACTTAGCCTGTACGTCATCAAGGACATCTGTGAAGTCTCTGAATTCACCTAAGTTATCACGAAGACGTATGCCAACTCTTGTCAATATGCGCTCGTAATCGTTTAGCGACTCGCCGTCGTCATCAACAAGCTTATTAAGCTTAACATTTGAGTAACGAGCGAACATGGTCTTAAACGCATTACCGATAGACGCCATGTCTTGCTGAGTAACTTCGCCAACAGCGGCAAGGTAGCCCAGAAGCGTGTCCATTTCAACACCGGCAAGACGCGCCGAGTTTGCAGTCTTACTCATACCTTCAGCAAGACCACCAACGCTGACGGCGGCAGCCATATCGACAGCAGACAGCTTATCTGCTATAGACATCGCGTCATTGATCTCAACCTTATAGCCCTTAATCGCCGAGGTAAGATACTGAGTCGCCTCCGCCGAATCAATCAGACCTATCTTGGAAAGAACGGTACTGGTCTTTATCAGCTCGTTTGTATCTTCAAGAGAATAACCCTGTCTAAGCCAATCGTCGGCAGCAGCGGCTACTTCGGAAGTGACAGCACCAAGCTCCTGAGCCATTTCAGAATAACTCGCCACGAGCTCTTTAGTACGATCACGGTTGTAACCTGTAACCATAGAAAGGTTGACAACAGCCGAGTCAAGTTTGACAACATTATCGTAGACCTCTTTAAGCTGTTGCACCGAAAAACCAGCGATAGCAGTTACTGCCCTCTGCTTAATATTTGTCTTTAACACGCTGTTAAGCTTATCGAAAACATTTGTTGTTTCGACGCCAGCTTTAATAGCATCGAGTTTTAAATTGTTAAATGTATCTTGGAACTGTTTTGCGGTTATATTCCCACTATCTAAGGCACTTTGAAGTCCTTTAAAGCCGCCCATAAGACCAGATTTTTCAAGCTTATCACCATATTTATCCATATACTTATAGAGTTGATTATAAGCTCGTAAAAACTTACCGGAGTCTTGAGTTATTGACTTGGTGATTTTCTTATTAGTGGACCGAACCTCTTTCTCTATACTATCTGTATCAAGAGAAAACTTGAGTTTCGTGACTCCGCTTTCATTAATCTCTTTGGCTATACTCTGGATGTCTTGCAGTATCTGCCGCCCGGATTCGCCGCTTATTTTGCCGCCACCAGATACGCCAAATTTTAATTCAATTACGTTTTTGTTATCGGACATAAATGCCTCCCTATATAAATAGCCGCACTCAAACGAGCGCGGCTACCTTTACAATATTCCGCTATCCATACCGCCCCACAAGCGGGGATAGTCTACTTTTACGCCCGGATGTTGCATCTCAAAGTCATTGATTGTATCGGAAATAAATGAGTTCGGAGAACGAACCCTTTTGTTGCTGATAGGCAATCCGCTATTTCGCCCTTCCCAAACACCGACCACAGAGTGAATCTTCGGATAACCCTGAGTTATCAGCCCGAATATGTCGTATACACCACTTCCAGTAAGAACACCACCAGCCCCAGTCAGCGAATCTCGTTTTAACAAATCACCCGGAAACACAATGTCAACGACCCATTCACCCGAGCGTTTATCAATCTTTGATATACCGACGTGAATTTTACCTACGCCCATTTTGCGAGCATAAACTGAGGTCGCCTGATTATACGCATCAACAATCTTGTTGCACAGCTCCTTAGCAAGCTCGGTCAGCTGATTCTTGTAGTCGGGGTATTTTTCTTCAACTATTTCTTCGCCGTTTTTGCTTGAGATAAACTGTTGAAGTTTTTGTATAATATATTCTTCAGAAATCACTTAGCATCACCATAAATAACACAGACGGGTTCTGTTACGGCTCGTACCACTACAACAGGTTCACTGATAACTCTGATATAAACTACATCAAACATTTCAGCCTCCGTTATTCGCACTTATCTGCGGAATTGAACAATGTCGGCGAAACGCGAAGCTCGACTATGGGTGTTGCGGGGATTTTTTCGTCAGCCATAACAACTCGTGTGTCCATAAAGATAATACCTTCAGGCAGACGACCGGACTCTTCTGCCGTCAGCTCAATTGTGTATAAATCAGACTCTTCGTCATAACCGACATTATCCGGGTACTTTCGCGTGAAGAGAGTCTGACTATTCATGTCTTTATCGAGCTTAAACAAGAAGTCTATGTGCTCGATATCAGAGTGGCTTATATTAAACTTAATAGGTATAGTGGGAGTAGTGAACCTCTTCACACAACCAACTCCTTACTTATTATTTCTTCTTCTCGTGGAAGTCGAGAATCCCGTCAACTATCTTGCCTTCATCTTTATTAGCAATAACCTCGCTCAGCTGCATAAGTTTTTCGAGATCAACTTTAGACAGCGAAGACTGATTGGCGTTTATGGTGTTAAGAAGTTCAGCGAGGGACTTTGCCGCAGAAGACCACGGGTCATACGCCACTCTAAGCTTCTCGTTATATGCAGCGAAGAAAGCCTTTTTCATTGCGCTATAGTTGACATATCTAACGCTCTTAACGATAAATTCTATAATGTCATTTTCATTAATAAGCTTCCACATCGACTCAACGCTGTTGCTGAGACCAAGTTCTTTGGCATTTGAAACCTGTAAGACAAGAAAGGTCTCAAGCACGAACTCAGCAAAGTGAGCGATAAGACCGCCGTTGTCGTCATAGCAGAACTCAAGAGCTGTACTGATTATCGTCTCAACATCAGAATAAGTCAGTTCGTCACGGATTTCCATCTCTATCTCTTTATTATCAACTTCAGCTTTATATTTCAGCATTATTTCTTTTTCTCCTTTATTTCCTCGATAACACCGCTGTCGCGCAGATAGGCAAGACCTATACAAATAGCTTCAGCGATATCATCTTTAGCGGTTATTCCATAGCATTTTGAAACATAGTCTATTGCTTGTATCTTAAGGGCTTCTCGGTTAACTTTGTTGCCCTGATTAAAGCCCAACACCTTACGCCATTGTGTCGGGGCATAGATTTTGAACGCTGTATTATGCCAATATGACATATCCATAATAGCGCCCTGAAGTCTGCTTAATGTGATTAGCGTCTTAATAGACGTCCTCAGTGAGACATCTTCAAAAATAATTATATCAGCCTTAGACTTCAAAAAGAGGAGATGTATCTTTCGACACATCTCCTCAAATCTATCCTCCGGCGAAACGGACTTGTCAGCCGTGAGTTTACCAAAGCTGACAAGATCGCCGTCGTCGAATATGGCGTAGCCGGTAATAATACTGGCTTGGTCTAACGCCAAAATTCTCATACGGTTACATACCCGCTTCCGTCATACTTGATGGCGTTCGTCTGCACGAGCTCGCCCTTTGCATCAACATAGACTATGATTCCGCTATATTTATTGTAAGAAACGACCTGACACTTCCTCTTGCGGGGCAGAGCCTTTGACTTGCGCTTTGGAGTTTCCTTGTCAGCGACTTCTACAACCTCTACAACGTTTTCATTATCCATATTGATTATTCCTCCTCATCCTGCCAAATAAGGTCAAGAATGTTGTCGTCACTGTCTGCCATAAGGTCGCAGGTGATAGTGATAGTAGCGGGGTCGCCGCTGTTAGCACACGACAGAGAGAAGTTGGTCTGGGGAGAGCACTTGTACGCAACCATTCTGTAAGGAACAATCTCGTCGTTCTCGGTCTTCTCGTAAGTATCACCATAAACAGTGAACGCTCTCGGGAAAGTCGTGGACTTGATGTTTATCTTGCGCACCTTCTCGGTAAGCTCAGTCATGTAATAGACAATATAGCTGTCGTTAGCCGTTGCATCAGTAACGGTAATCTCTTTGGAGCTTGCGGTCGCCGTAGCAGTAAGCTCTGTGCCGCAGTCATCGTCTGCCTTAAAGACATTGACAGTGCCGACGACAGGAGTGCCGGAAACGGTCAGCTTGCCCGCAGTTCCACACTTAACGACTTCACGCTTAAGGAACTTAGCGGCTGTCTCAAGGCTTGCGCCAGTAATCAGAGAATAGAGCTTGGCTGTCTTCATCTGAGTCTCGAACGCTATTGTGCCGCCGCGCTCGCCGTGGAATGTAACTCTCTTCGGGTGTCCCTTACCACCGTAGGCATAAACAGCCTCACCGCTCATCTCGGTCGTTGTCGTATTAGCAAAGTCGAGATTGAGGAAAGGCTTCTTGCTCTTATATTCAACGAATATAAGGTCACATACTTCTCTGTTAGCAAAAGTAGTATTGTTGTTCATATTAAACCTCTCTTATTTATTTGTTAAATCCTTGAACCACGCCGAAAGCTCTATGGAGTCCTTTCCCCATGCAGCCCAGCGCAGTCCTTCGACCGATTCATAAGTAATGACGTTGAGACGCCTGAACTGGTCGTAAAGTTGTAATATAGTTAAATCCCAGATGTTCAGTAGGTTTAAAGAGGGATGCTTTGCGCATACGGCGGATATAATGTTCGGAAGTGTGTAGTCGTTAGACGGCTGTTCTTTTTTCTTAGCCTTATCGAACTCTTTCTTCCGCGCTTTACATCTTTCGTAAATGGCTTTAGCTTTTTTGTTTGAGAACTTTAATTCTCTCTTACTCTCTTTCTCCACACCAATTATCTGAGCAATTAAACTTTGTATATCTCCGAAATTTCCGTTGTTGATTTCGCCGACCACTTGCTTATCCCTATAGACCTTAAAACACAAACTCTTATCATCAAAAACAACCTCCTCTTCAATAAAAAAAGAGAGTGCCTCGAAAAAGGTCTCTCTTAACATTGGGTAGGTTATTAAGATGTAAAAGGTTGAAAGGTCGGGTATAAGCATAGGCATTTGCCCGTCAAGCTCGCTCGGATCGAACATGATTACGCTCACATAGCCGAAGAACTTATCGTAGCCAAGCTGACGAATCTCCGACAATTGTGGCTGTCGTACATGGCACACATTGCCGACGGCGATAGAACTGCCGGTAATCGAGTCCCACGGGGTCAGCTTCATTTAGCTACCCTCGCTCTATCTCGTGCATAATCGGGTACAGTATATGTCAGAAGACGAGCAGTAAAGCCTTCGGGTGCAGCCGCGAGCGTCGCTGAACTAAGTTGTAACCTGCCTATACCAAACTCTGAACTGCCGTTTATCAGCAAGTCTATTTGACGGCATATGTTATCACGCCTATTTCCTTTAACGCCCGGAAATCTATCGCTGTCGAGCTTCATAAAGGATTTGTTGCAGACGACTTCTACGAGGAGCGTCATTCTCTTTATGCTTCCACTCGGAGCCTTAGTGACCTCTGTGTCAACGAGCACATAAGCACCAGCCTCTTGAACGCTCTCGTCTATCCAACCGTGGTCGTTAATGTGGTCTTCCCACTTTTCAGCATCGTCATCATCAGGGGCATATCTGCCGTTCGAGACGAGCTTCATAACCTCTGATGACTCCAAAATTTTGCTGATAACGAGATTGTTATAGTCTATAATTTCATCGAGGTGTGTATATTTTGCCATTAGCCAGTCACCTCGACTTTCTTATAAGCGGAGCGTTCTCCGCCATCATTCAGTTCAACAGTCAGCTTTGTGCCAATGAGAGCATCATTAGCGTCAACGGAAATAATTAATGCGCCATCTTTAACGGAATACTGTATGCCGTATGCAGCCCCAGTCACAGACCACGACGGAACAGCCTCTTCATCAACTCCGCCTGAGTCCTTGAAGAACTGCGCAAGATATGTTCTATGCGCTCCAATTCGGAGTGTATCGCGTCCGGCAATCTTACAAAGAGTACCGGCAGTAGACGGCTCGCTTGGAGCGATATAATCACATATGCGCTCTTTAGCGTTGTCTCTCGAAGCGTCGTACTCAACACTTTCGACATTCATAATAAGAAGATGTCCGTTTTTGCCGTAACTTCGGCTTATCGGGTCTTCTCCCGTATAAATGTAGCAAGTGAGAATTTCGTCGCCGTTAGCGTCGTAGTTAACACCACCGGCTATGCGCTTATCTATATAGAGCTTGGCTGTGTCTTCGTCGTAGGGGAGATACACCTTGAACTGCTTGTGTAACGACTGAACCGTGTTGTTACCCTTAAGCGTTGTCGAATAAACGCCCGAATCCAAAACACCCCAACGCTCGATAATATCCGAAGTGCCGTTTTGGAATCTGAACAGATGGTTGCACAGCCACGCCGTCCCTGTTATATGGATCTCATTTACCACTCTCGTTTCAACGACGATGAAGTGTTCATCCATAATTTCAAGGATATCCCCGACATAAAGATTCTCGTCGGGGAAAGCGATAACTTTTATTTTGTAAGCCACCTCAGTCCGGTCAACCAAGAAACGCTGCGGGGCTCCGTTACGAGTCGCGTTCGGCTGATATCCCGGATTACTTATAACCTTAACTTGAAAGTTGTCTTTAGCCTTTTGAATGATTCTATCTCGGTCTGATACGCCATTTATGCCGAGACGCGCATTGTAGTGAGACCAATCAAGCATTGCGCCCACCACCAATCTTGTTAAGAAGAGCTAAAGCCTTGAACACCTCACGCTTGCAGACCTCTTCTGAAACCTCATTTTCGTTGAGATAATTTAAAATATTCACAACGGTAATAAAGTCCATATTATCCGCAAGTTTATCAAAAGTCGTCAAAGCTCCCGTGGCTTCTATGGTGACGCTATTTATGTATTCCGATAAATGTATGTCCTCTCCTATGCCGAGCACATCATATTCTTTTAAAGGAATAATTTTATAAACGTGTCCCGTAAAACGATTAACAAAAGTTTTAAGCTTTATAATAATCACCTACGCTTTCAGTGAGGCGATATTACCAGCATAATAGGTATACTCAGTCATTTTGCGGCGATATTCCTTATAAAGGGAGTTCCTAAATTCCGTCATCTCTCTTAAGAGATTGGCAGGAGAGAAGAATGAATAATCCTTGACAGACAAGGAATTGCTTAAGTTTGTGCTATCCAGAACCTTAGAACTGACCCAGTAATATGCGATACCGAGAGCAAGAATTTCGATTACTTCGTTATCCAAGTCAACCTTATATTCTTTATAATCGGTATCTATCTGAGAAAGATCTATGCGGCACATCTTCTCGAAGTCCGCTTGAGCACTCATAAGATATTTTTCAAGTATATACTCGCGCTCGGATTCCGATAGCTTCAAGAAATCATAATCAGAGAACTTCAGAACAGCTCGTTCGTAAATCTCCGAAAACGGTGTTGCCATTAAATCACCTCTCGGACTTCATCAGATTACAACCGAGAGCCTCCTCGAAAGCTCTAATCTTCTTAAGAGAATCGAGAGTTCCATCCTCAATAAATGTGTTGAGCGCAACAACAAGGTTTTCTCTTGCTGTGGTGGTGAGAAGAGGGACCTTTGTTTCGATATCTTTTACGCTCCAACCGCAGACCTTCTGGAAATCATCGGGGTCGATAATATCCTTGTAATATCTGCCGACCGCAAGAGCGTTATACACATCCTCGGGCGTATGCTCGCCGTCGTCAACCGAATCGACAAGTATCTTGTTCTCGGTGAAGAATATTGCCGCCGACGCCTTTATCGAGCGAAGCAGACTCATCGAGACAGGCTGTATGTCGCCACAGAACCCCCAATCGATGGTTTCACCACTTCTTTTATCCACAAAGGTAAGACCGCCAAAGGTGTTCGACTTTACATATACGAGGGCGGAGTCATCTATTCTTGAGGATCTCTTTGGCGCAACGGGAGCAGTTTCAATCGTCTCATTTACTTTCGTCTGATTTTCTGCATTAGTTGTTTTAGCCTTAGTGGCTCCCTTCTTAGCGCCTGTAGTTGTTTTATTCTGCTGTGCCATTATTATCTTTTACACTCCTTTTATTCTTAGAAAGGGGAGAGCCACGCGGACTCTCCCCAAAAGTTTAAATTTGATTAAGCATTGATGTCATAAACGCCAATCTTGCTGTTAAGAACAAGACCAACGCCGACGGGCTGTATGTACACATACTCCTGAGTGAGGTCTGCGTTATCAGTAGCCTCTTTGACATTCATAATGCCAGTACCCTCGTTGACAATCTTAATCGGCTTGTCGTCGCCAGCTATGACAAACACCTTAGTGTTCGACAGAGCGAAGACATCAGTGCCGGGCTTGTGAGCCTGTTTCATGCGAAGCATCGGAGTACCCGAATACTTGCCATAATAACCGAAGTTGTAGATGTCGTTCTTAGCGTCGTCAGAGACAACAGCGTCAGCGACCTTCTTGAGAGCGCCTCTTGTGCCGCAAATCTTTGCAGATGTGCCCGAAGCCGCCTCGACATGATCGATAATCTCGTCCATGTTAGCAGTGGTAAACGAACCGCTCTTAACATACTTGTCGCTAAGACCAGCGGTCGAAGCAGAGATATTGTTGAGGCAAGCCAGAGCATCGAGAGCTATCTGATTTGTGAAAGCCTTACCAACCATATCGACAAACTCATTGAAGTCAACGCGACCAGACATAAGTCTAAGCACGTCCTCAAAAACGCGAACAGCCTTAGCTGTAGTCTTAATAGTAACAGCCTCGCCCTCGGGGATTCTCTGACGACGAACGCCCTGAATACCAGCCGCTGCATCAGCGACGATAAGGTCGTTCTCACCATGAGTAGTGAACTTAGCCTCGTCACCGTCTGCGATATTGCGATACTCGCACAGGCTCGTAAGAACCGGGTCATTTGCGATGCCCTCATTGATTATTGCGGGAAGAAGAATCTCAACGAGGTCAAACACGGGCTTGCCGGGTCTGAAATCACGAGCGTTAAGTTTAGTGGAGCCACCATTGAGCTCAATAAGAGCGTTACGGATGGTCTCGGATGTCTCCGCGGCGGAATACTGTGCGTACTGCTTGCCCTTGATAGCGTCAAGCGCAACCTTAACTATGTTGTTATCCATTATTTTTTCACCTCTGTGTAATCTTTAATTCTTGGTTAAGCTATCTTGATGACGATCCAATCGCCCTCAATAGCCTCGACAGTGCCGACCTTAGTGGAACCGGAAGTAAGGGTCTTGACAACGTTGCCCTTAGTGCCAGCCTGAAGCTCGACGATATCACCGACCACTATAGCGGCAGCAGCATCAAGAGCCTCTGCGGTAACAGAGAAATAGCCTCTGACAAGCTTATAGCCACGAAGAATGTCACCAGCCTTGTTCTCGAACTCGCCAAGAGTGTTGCTGGAAACGGTCTTATCAACCTCGGGAGAAGCAATAAGAACGATGTCGGACAGAGCGGTATTTGCGGCGGGAGTGCTACCAGTATGAACCTCGCGCTCGCCGGAAATAAGTGCGCCAACCTTAACGAAGTTGCCGTTATCAATTTCAGTATCTTTGCCACTGGGCTGATACTTGACGGAAACAAGGTCGCCGCCAAAAACAGTGCCAGTCAGATTATCAGTTCTAACTTTTGCGTGTACCATTGTATTAACCTCTTTCTTTTTACAAAAATAAAGCCCACCTCGTGCAGTGGGTAAATAAATTATTTACGAGAATATGTTCTGAAGAAATCGTCTACATAACTTGTAGACTCTTGTGTGTTGGGCAGAAGCCCAGCCTTTGCCGTCTTTGCAGAGCCATACTGACCGCGAATAGCAAAGCACTCTTTGCGCAGGTCGTCTGCGGAGAACTCATAAGCCTTAGCCTTGAGGTCGCGGAACGACTCAAATCTATTCAGATCGCTGAACTCTCCAAGAACCGCGTCGCACTCAGCCTTATGAGCTTTGTCTTCAACATCTCTCTTGAAGTCGCGAAGCACAGTCACCTCAAGCTTCATAGCGTCGAGAGCCGCAACCTCTTCGTCTGTCAGCCATCTCGGCTGTATATGAACCCACTCGTCGCCGACGGTCACTTTACCGTTCGACTCGTCAAGAGTGTACGGGCACTTAAAATGGTCTTCATTGCCGTCTTCATACGAATACTTTTCGATATAGACATAATTGTCATCGCAGTCCATCACCCAATAGCTATGAGCATCATCGCCGAGAGAACAAACCGCTTCTCGCACGGCGTCAAGCTTTTGCATATAAGTCATTGAAAACTCTTTTGTAAGCTCCTCAACCTCGACAGGCTCTTCGGTTTCCACAAGGGATTCTTGAGCCATAGCCTCAATTTCACCTCTTGCAACAAGGTCAGCCTCGACAGCGGGAGCTTCTTCGATAGTAGTCTCCTGTTCAAGCTCCATATCTTTCTTGTCTTCCATAGCGTTACCTCCTTTCTTGCGCAGAGCAAAATAATTAGCGCATTGCTCTTTAAGTTTCAGCATTACATCATCAAAGTTGCTATTATCAAGCTCAAACTCTTCAGGTTTGTACACTTTGGATGAGATAAAGCAGGGTTCGGTATGCTCTTCGGGATTGTCTGACATACCGAGGAGGCAGAGTTTCAGGAAGCTAAAATCAAGTATTTCCTGATAATTGGAGTCCTCAGCTAAAGGTCTCGACTGCTTGACCTCTATCTCCATACTCTCCCCGAAATATACGTCGTCGGAATATATAGCCGACATAAGTTCGGGAACGTGCTCGGTATAGAGGATGCATTTACAGACCAGATAGGTTACTGACTCGCCGTACTCCTCTATCTCGCGGAACTCAAAACTGTCATTTACAACACAACCAACCACTTGGGTCAGCGGCTTAAAATTCCAGTTTTCATCTATCGTATAGTCATGACCGCCAATAAACACACCTGTACCATCGTCTCTTTCAATAAGATGGGCGACAATGGGAAGATAGTTCAGACCGTACATCTCTTTCTCGATAGTCTCGCGTGAGATATAAGAGTAGTTTCGATTTTTGCCACACCCACAAACAGTACATTCCGCAAGCGTGAAATTCTCATTCAGCTTTTGGAGCGGAGTGATTTTTGAAAAGGTGTGAATTTGAGACACTTTTCCTTCCATGTTTCCTCCTTCCTTGAAAATGTAGTTTATTGCTGTATATGAACTTTGTATCGCTGAATTTGCTGTGTACAATGTCCAACAGCTCGGGTGTAGCCTCAAACATCGCTATATCGATGTCGTTGATTTTTTCCCGAATATAACTAAACCCCGCGTCACTAAGAGCCTTAATGACTGCGGGGTCTGCTACCTTAATATAATTCATTTGTTATTCTCCTCCGGACTACTGCTTATCGCGTGTCCTTGCGCCCTCATCAGACAGGTCGCTTTCATCCTCTGCGGGACGCCCTATCTCTTCGGACGAAGTTGTGTGTGAACTCAGGAGCGGCTTAAGCTTATCAACGCCAATGATATCGTTTTCAATGCGATTAAGCCCGGACACCATAAGAGGAGTTAAGCCGAGAGCCGCAAAATACATACTGGGAGTTACGCCATATGTAGCCGCTTCCTTATATATACCGACGATATCCTTGCGATTGTAGATAGTAGTTGACAAGAACTGTATTTGGAACTTGATTGTTCCGCTGAGATATTTAAGATGTCTGTTGACGAGTCTTTGTGCGTTGCCTAAGAATCCAAGCAACAGCTCAGAGTCGGTGGTTATAGCAAGGCTCATACCGCCCGATGTATCTGTTTTACCGCCGTGAAGAACGCTGTTTGAACCGCAGTTCTCCCAATACTGTTCGACCGAGCGGGTAACAATATCGACTGTGCTTATACCTCTGTCTTGATCGAAGTTGAAATCCTCGACCTTGAACGGGAGTACAGCCGCGCCAACCTGCGGAGGAAGCGCATTGCAGAGGTGAGTGTAATACTGCATTGCCAAATTCCAATCTATCGTCGGCGCTCCCTGACTATCAAGGTCAATTCTGCCGACAAGCACCTTATAATTAGCAAGCTCGGTAGCCGTCTCCTGCAACGCCTTATAGTTCTCTATATCCAACAGGTCGGGGAGACAACCAACATAAGGCGGTATGAACGCACCTTGGTCGCCGTCTGCGGTGCAGAACGGGAGACACCAAGATATCTCTTCGGGGACGAACTGTCTCTTAACGCCATCAGATTTATAGGCGTTCCACATCTTGGTAAACTCGGGTGGATAAAATCCAAGCTCGTCCTCTTTAATCTGAGACATATCAACTGTATAGAGATAAGTACCGTCAGCGATAGCCTCAACAGTGCAATAATCAGCGTTGATTTTTTGAATGAAGAACGAATCGCCAGACTCCCACGACACGCCAAAGAAGATTCCCTCGCGTACCGCACTCACGGCAGCCTTGGAAAGCTCGTTCTTCAGATTCCAAACCTCACACTTTTTAGCCGCAGTAAGATATTGCTTCTGAAGATTATTAGCTTTCATCTTAGACTCATCATATCCAAGAGGGTAAAGCACATAATCCCACAGCCACATATTTGCTTGATAGTTAATAAGGCGACGATACAGCGGCGAAGCATTGTAAAGATACATCGACGCATTGCGAAGACTCTTTGCGTTTGTTGACGGGTTTTTAAGCCACGTCAGAATATTTTCCTTTGTATAGGTGGAGTACGATTGACCTCGGCTCTGCTGTGAGGACGCAGGATTGCTTATATTCCTTTGAGCTATTTTCTGTGCATACAGAAGAGCTTTATGGAACTCTGCCTTTGCCGCTTCAAGATCGACTTTCTTTTGCTCTTCAGGCGAGAGCGGCGGAGCAGTTTCTTTCTTTTTTGCCACTTCGCGTCTCCTTTCTTATTTAATAATAGGTTTCTTGAACGCAAACACTTTACGCTCGGGTGGTTTGTTGCTGGGCTTAAGCTTTCTCTCAAGCTCTTGAACAACCCAATAGTTGTAGCCGACCGATGACACTCGGTCTTTTCTCATACCAGACTGCTCTTTGACTTTTATTAAAGTACCTGTAGGTGTGTACTTTAGGCTTATTATTTCGTTAATAAAAAGCGTTGTGTGAATATATGGAAGCAGAACTTTACGCTTTAGCTCAGCGTCGTCAAGTATGGCTTGAACAATACCTCTCGGAAGTTCGTAGAAGTCATTTTCGGAACTAAGGAGTTTAATCTTATTCTGTTTGAAGCCGTCACGCAACGCAAGATACATATCATTATTAAACTGACTTGTAGCCTGTATTGCCCAAATAACCTTTTTAGCCTCTCTATCTGTGCAACGAGCCGCGTACACATCGTCATTACAACAACTAAGTGGCGGGTAAGTGACATTGTACTCCGGGTCATATATGTCACGCACGAGAGCGTCGTACACGCCTATACCAAGACCCTTAACATCGAGCGCTATATCAGTACAATGGAACTGCTCGTACAACCTGCGTATGCGCAGAGCGAGGTCGTTCGTATGAAGTCCCTCGTGATTCTCCGTATATATAAGGTTGCTGATATATCTGTTCTCCGAATTGGGTATAGCCCTATTAATCCATATAGACGCGGCGTCGTTATTTTGCTTCTTAGAAGCCAACAGCGCAACGTCGGCAGAGAGAACACGACGCTCATTAAATGCAAGCGGGGGTATCTTCTGTTTATAATTAGGTATAAGAGAGCTGATATAGTCGGGATATAGGGCTTGCTTTATCTGACGAGTCTTAGCTATATCATCGTAAGAGAACAGCGAGCCGTCCGTATCTCCAAACCACAAGCACTCCATTTCCATACCGAACGTCGTCTCGGACTGGTCGCCCTCGGAAAGCTCGTCCGCTATCTGATTCTTGTCAAGCAGGTGCTCTTTTATCGAAAGCTGATAGGGGAGTCCGCAGGTGAAATATCGACGCTGATCATCACTCATATTCTTCGCGTATGTCTGAAGCTTGCCGAAAGACCAATGTGACTTATACCATGCAGACGAGAGATAAATTTCTTTATTTCTCTCAGTTAAATGCGCATATTTGGGATTGTTGAGATATCCCGGATTTCTCGGAGCCGTTAAAAATCTTTTGAGAACCGTTTGGATGATAGTAAGCGGTATCATACGGAACTCATCGCAGATAATAATATTAGCTCTGTTGTGTCGAGCTTCATCATTTGCAGTTACGACGAATATACGGGATGTGTTCCTAAACACAATCTCCGCTTTGGACTGATTTATTGTTATGCCCTTCGGTTCTATCTCTAACTGAAGATTGGCGGAATTAGGCATAAGAATCGTTTGTATTTTCGTTAAGACCTCGACGGACTGTCCACGGGTCTTAGACGCAATACAGATAGCCGTACCGGGGTACAAAATACAACGCACACAGCAGAACACGGCGACCAGAAAGGTTTTTCCCTGCCCTCTTGCCGCGATATACATTATATAGTTACACCAGTTCATCATATATAGGATTATCTGCTGAAAAAGCTTAAGTTTAATGTTAAGATAATCAAAACAGAAACGGTGAGGATTAGCCCTATAGAATGAGCACCATGCGTCCACGCCGTTCATAATTCGTTTAGCCTTGTCGTTAGCTAACTCGCGGTCGCTGAGCTTATTCCGTGTCGCCATAATCTTCACCGTCACTTATAATGGCGTCCAGCAGTGCGTCGTCGTCGCCCTCGTATTCAGGCATCTCAACACGATATTTTGCCATCTCTTCCTCATAAGCCGCGCTATATTTGTTTTGTATTCCCAACATTTTACACAGATGTCCGAGAAAGTACACCGTTATGTATTTGCGGATTCCATCAACATCCTGCCATTCGGGGAGCGGCTCTGAAATGGGGCGTTCATTCTCCCACTTCTTAATAAGAGTGCCAAAGGTGTTTTGCTCAACCATAGCATTTTCGTTATTCTGACTTGGCTTTAAGTTTGCTGTGCCGAGGAGGTCTTGAAATACCTTAAGTGCCTCCACAAGCTTCATAGATCCCTTGCCTTGCTGAGCTTTTAGAATATTGAGCTGAGCGATACACAGGTTTTTGAAGACCTCTTCCTGCGATTTAGTAGAACACTCATGCCGCGAAGTCCAGTCATCGTATTGCTCCTGAAGAAACTTAAGCTCTTCGGGTTCAAATCCGCCACCGAAGAACGCTAAGGTCTTCTGCTTTATTTTGATTTCAGAACTATTGTTCTTTAGATCCTCTACGTCATTAATGACAGTTTCCTCGTCGCGTATAGTATCGTCGTAAGTTTTACCTTGATAACAACGCAAGGACATTTTAGACACATATGAGCTCATACGGCTGAACGACGCCGAACTCTTCTCAGTTGCATCGTATATCCTTTTCGAGAAATACCAGTCGAACTTCTGACATAGACGCTTCGTCGCCTCCATCTCTGAGCCAAGTTCGTCGGTATACAATTCAAACAGCTCCTCGACGCACGAGCGACACACGGGGATAAATCCGTCGTTGCCAACATGAATAGGGGATTGCGATCTATAAAAGTTACCAGTAAGTTTAGTATATTTTTTGCCGCACATGGTGCAGTAGAACTCGGTTCGACCGTTAGACGACGCGGGTTTTTTCTTTTTCTTGGAGGTCGATTTAGAGTGACCTATTGAGTTTTGAGCTATATTACCCACATCCTTTACATATAAAAATAGCGCCCCTATACGGGACGCAAAAAGTTAAATTGGCGGCGCTTGCAGGATTTGAACCTACACTATCAGAGCCAAAATCTGATGTGCTGCCCTTACACCAAAGCGCTGTATTGCAGGACTCGGGCGGATATCGCTTGCATAA